CTGGTGCAACGGGTGCTACGGGAGCGACTGGACACACTGGTCACACTGGTGTTACGGGTGCTACGGGTGCGACTGGAGCAACGGGCCAAACGGGAGCAACGGGTGCGACTGGAGCAACGGGCCAAACGGGAGCAACGGGTGCGACTGGGCTTGGATACGAGACACTATCTGGTTCTGCCATGCCAAGTCTCGCAGAGGGTGCGAGCGGAAATTTCCCCAGCATTTTCTGGAATGCGACAGATTCCAGCTTTCATTTCATCTCGGTGAATTATGTTGTAACTTCGGCAAATACACCATATACCGCAAGCGATACAATCGCAGGCACACTTAAATTTGCCTATTTTGCTGGTACAAACGGTACAACTGGTGCAATCATTTACCCCGAAATTAACCAACACATCAATACCCTTGGTGCTGGTTCGACGTCCTATGTGGTACCAGGTTATACTGGAACTGGCACACCAGGTGTAACAGGTGTTGGTATGTTTGTGTATAATCATGGTGGAGGAGCGTCCTACACATATACCCTGGGTAAAATCATTTATTCGGATACTACCGACGTGATTTAAGTATGAATTCGCACATATACCAAACAATAAAATAATATTTCATCGATTTCATGAACTATTATTGGTTATACAATCCCTTGAAAATACATTCAATCAAATACAAAGCGACTAAATAATTAGAAAAAGAACCTCACAAATCCAATCATATGATGCATCCATCTGTTTTATTGGTTTTTCAAAATAGATGATTATAAAATCCCTTGAAAATACATTCAACCAAATACAAAGTGACAAAATAATTAAATCAAATAAAAATCAAATAAAAAAATAAAAATCAAATAAAATAAAAATCAAATAAAAATATCCGATTTAATCATTTTGTCACTTTGTATTTGGTTGAATATGTTTTCAAGGGATTTTATAACCATTTATTTTGAAAAAACAATAAAAATAGATGGATGTATTGTGTGGTTAAATTTGCGAGGTTCTTTATGCGGTGGGATGGGACGCATCCATCTAAAAATAAGAATGAAATTAAAAAATAATTAGATTTAATTATTTTGTCGTTTTATCTTTGGTCGGTGGTATTCTAAGCGGGTAATAGCCGCGCCGCCTCTTTATTTAACCGCCTTTTTCGCTCTGGGTTGTTTCATGGTTATCGCTTTTGTTGTTTTTTTAGGTTTCTTTTCGGTTAAAGACATGATGGGTGCTGCACTTGTTACCGCTGCACTTGTTGCCGCTGCACTTGTTACCGCTGCACTTGTTGCCGCCACGCTGGTCATGCCTTGCACGCGCGCCGACGTTGGATGAATATTGTATTCGTACATTTTATCCGAGCACGTTTTCTGTTTTAGCGAAAACCTGGCTGGCTGACCGCTTTCTGTCTCAACATTCAATTCGTTGATGTTGTATGTGAGCCGCCGTATTTTATCCGAAATTGGATGAATGTTGTCCATGTAATTAGAGACAATCTTTGCCGCGTCTGTTTCCTGGTCCAGCAGCCCAACGTATTTCTGCAATTCCCTTTTACTTTCCTCGACTTCTTTGCGATGTTCGCAATTATCCGACACATATTGCAGCGCATTAATATACTGTGTTAGGTACTCCAATAATTGTTTTTTCAATCTTAAAAAACTCGCGTGAATTCGCTCCACCGTATCGTAGCCAAACAGCGCGTTGTTTTTCAAAATGATAATTTCTCCCTGGATACGCTTAATGTTGGATCGCAGTTCGGTCAGGACGCTTTCCGTATAGTATATATAATTCGTTTTGATGGTGGTGCTGACGCAAGATGCGTCCTTTTTTTTTGCATCGGAGCTGCAGATGATTTGAAAGGTGCGCGTATTGGCTTTTTTATCGTTGGTCACCTTGAATATCATTCCGCCCTTTTTGCTGCCTTTTATGATTGCCTTGTCGTTTTTTTCCTTGAGCGTGTAAAAATTGGAAATTTCGTCGTTTAATTTGGCGGCATCAATCTCGGCGGCCTCGTCGGCATCGTGCACTTTGTTGTCCAATAAATTGGCCAGGATGGGACTGTTTTCTTTTTCCTCTTTTTTCTTGGCTGCTGCTGCTGCCTTTTTGGGTCCTCCTCCGACTGCGTCCAACGCGAATTTTAGTTCCACTTCTGCGTCGGCGACCTCTTCTTCTTCTTTTTCTTTTTCTTGGTCTCTTTTTAGGTTGTCGCCTCCTTTTTTATTTTTATCTTTCGGCGGTTCTTTATTCGCTTGCATCTCCTTTGTGGTTGCATAATGCTCAATGGCGCACTTGTCGTTCTTTTTCAGTTGCTGCAGATGCACCGTTTCTGATTGCTGCAAAATTCGGTCGTTCATGTCTAACAAAATATGTTTTACGTTTTCGGAAAACAGCAGGTATTTATTTTGCTCCACGAGCTGCAGGCTTTGTTTTACATAAAAGTCCGTGTATATTTGCCCAACGATTTTCTCGGCGGCCGCAATCGAATCGGTAAAATGGCGATTGTAGTTGTTCCTGTTGTTGCTCAACACCTCGCGAAACGAATCGTAGTACCGCTGATTTTTTTCCAGGTTGCGGCGATACGTCTGAATTTGTTTTTCCAGTTCGTATTGAATTGTGATATTTTCTTTGATTTTTGTATTATTGGATTTGGGATAGTACATGAAATCCGACGTGATATTGTTGGAATAAATCAAAAATGGCTCGAGCGCTTGCACAATGTTCATGATGGACAATTTATACGGCAGCTGCAGCACCACTGAATTGCGCTGGTCTTGGAAAAGATTGCGAAGAATCACTTTATTGGAGGGAACGACGGACTGCAGATAGTCGGGCCACGTGGTATCGGCCTGCTGTGCTGCATCGCTCTTGTAGTAAATCGCCGCGTTATCAAATATTTTTGGGACGTTGTACACATATCGATTATTAGACGATACCAAAGGATTATTAGACGATACCAAAGGATTATTAGACGATACCAAAGGATTATTAGACGATACCAACGCATTTTGTTGCGGACCATTGTCGTAGTAATTACCCGATTCAATGTTGGCAAAGGCGGTCTGAAGCAGGCGGTTCTGCGTTTTCGGGGCCAGCAAGGCCAGCAAATAATCCCAGTGCCCTGGAACATTATGGACGGCCAGCTGGGCGCGGTCTAAAATGGACGTGCCTGGCAGCACTACGCGCGAGTAATTCACCGTGTGGATGGGCAGCGTGACCAACGCGTGCGTGGAAATCGCGTCGTTTTCCATCACCACGTCCGCGCGCACGACCCTGGAGTTTTTTTCCTTGACCACCATCACCTGCCCCGTGATGTATTTTTGCACGGCACAACCAAAGGTATTCGCGTTTCCGTCGGGGCGCGCAATAAACGTGTTTACCATATCGTGAATCGTGCGATCCTGGGGTGTATTGTAAAAAGGGGTTAGCGCAAGGTTTAATTCCTGCCACATGTTTCCAGGTCGCTTCTCCTGCAAATTTTGCATGCTGCCTAAATATTCGCTGTCTAGTTCCACGGGAAACTCGGGCGGTTCTTCGTTGTCTTCAAACCATTTTTTCGCGTCCACCAGTTGTTTTTGCACGTTGCTCGATACCAGATACAACCAGGGCAACTTGTTTTGGTATTTTTCCAGGTAATTTAGCAGCGGTTTTGCCAGGGGCGACTTTCGCGCCACGTCGTAAATCACCCCGTCGTCGTCCACGAGCGACACCTGTTCTCTCAGCTGCTTGTACCGCGTAATCGTCTTGTGGATTTTATTGACCGCGTATGCCGTACGTTTGGCCGACGGAATCTTGGTCAACTTGGCTTCCAGCATGTCGTTCACCTGGGTGCCGATGCCGAATCTATTGTAACTTATCTTGTCGATTTCCACGGGAAATTCGCCCAAAAAAATGACCGCGTTACTTGGTGTGTCGCTTGGTGCGTCGACCTTTTGCGAAACATCCGTTGTGCTTATTGGGTCTGCCTCTACGTCTAGCGCAAACTCGCCCAGATTCTCGTCCTTGTCAAAGGTAATTTTTCTGCCGTAATCGGGCATCACAGAATCGTCAGATTCCAGCATCACAGAATCGTCAGATTCCAACACGACAGGTGCGGCTACTTGTGTGGGCACCGCATCAACGTCAGATTCGGCTGGAACTGCTAAAGGTGCGGCGTTTGTTAAAGATGGTTGTGTGGGTTCACTGGCCAACAACCGAATGCTTTCAATGTTGGATGTTTTCGGAATGCCTTGGTAGTTGAAATTGATAAAATAATAGGTATCGTTGACTTGCGAGTATATCTGAATCATGTCGTCTTGTATGTCGGTGATTTTTGCGTTTAATGCCGCCGCGTCGTCGCGAAAATGAATGGAAATCCAAGAGTGAATCGCGAAATGATGCTGCTTGACGAATCCGCGCAGCGGGTTTTGGTACACGAGGGCAATAGACCGTATTTCGTCAGGCGGCACAAAGTGCTCATCTTGGATGCGAAAGGTTTTCGGAACGGATGTGCCGATATTAATCACGTCCATTTGATGCTCGTCGATGTAATTGATGTAGTGTAGAGCCTCCTCTCCGTTTATTTGAATCACGTCTCCGAGCAGCAGTTCTACTTTTGCTTCTTTTTGCTCTGTTGTTTTTTTAACTACATCTTTGCAGTCCCCCTCTTTGTTTCGTCTTTGGCCTGGAGGACACCGCGGTTTTTTAACAAGTTTATCGTTAGCAGCGACAGCGGCAGCGGCCACTTTTGATTCACCCTTTGTGTCTAATTTGGACAAATTTTCGGGACTAGGTAAAGCCTTGACTTCACCCTTTAAAGCCTTGGTTCGTTTTCGCGTCGTATTTTTCTTTTGTGGTGTTTGCTTTGACGGTTTGCTCGACTCGTCCATTCCTTTCTAATATGCGGCTATATTATTTTTGCAATAAAAATATAACATAAACAATAATGACGACCGCGAAAAAGATTCTGACGTCGTACAAGAAACACGTACCAAAGCCCACCTCGACGCGTCGCAAAAAGGCCGAGCGAGTACTGGGGCAGAAACTGTGCCGCTGCATAAAAAAACTGGGCACCAAATTCGAGGCCAGATCCATTGGAATTTGCACCAAGACTATTTTTGGCAAGCGGGGACTAACTCGCGGGAAATTCCAGTGCAAGAAAAAACAAACGGTTAAATATAAAAAGAAGAAAAATGAAATAAGTTGATCCGTTTAATTTGCACGACAAGATAGAAGCATGACGACTACAACGGCAAGTGCTAACACGACCAAAGTGAAATGTTTTATATGCCTGGAAGGCGGAAATTTAAAGTCTGCCAATATTTGCTGCGGACCTACCGTGTACCACCCCGCATGCTTTTCCCGCTATTGTTCCGAATTCGCTTCAGTGTGCCCCATTTGTAAAAAAAATATTTCGGATAAATTACAAACCACCAACACAACCACCATCGACTGGACCAAACTGAGACGCTGGATTTATGGTATCTTGTATGGAATGATTGTCGTTTGGTCTTTGGTCATGGTGTCGTTGTTAAAAAAACCGATTGATTTATTAGGTCCCTTTATAGTTTCGTGCCTATTCTCTCCATTGGTGTTAGGTATCGGGATTCCGACAATTGATGTGATAATTCAGCAGGAATTTTCAAGATATTCATATTTATCGAATTACCAGGGATACTTGATAATACCTAATTTTGCGAGTTATTTTGTTTTACTAATTGCATGTTTTGTATCGTATTATCATCCATCTTTGTTGTCCACCAATAATGTCGTGTTGATATTTTTGGCGATGAATAATATAATTCCTGCATTACTGTGGTTTATCATTATAATTTGTACTTTAGAAGTAATAGCGGTTAAAATATGCACATCAATATATTGTCAGCTGTGTCGGTTGCATATCACTACATCTGAAATTACAGTTCAAGATAATTTCGTGTCTAATGTATAGTAAAAATTAAACCAAATAAAATATATTTATTTTTTATTCGAAAACCAATATAAACATTATAAATCCATTACAATAATTAAACATGTTTTGCATTATTCAGTATACCCTTAACCGCTATCAAATGGGACCTATTCGCATGCATGGGTATTTTGCCGATTACACCAAGGCGGTTGCATATACAAAAGCGAAAGCATTGGCAACACTTTCAAATCCCAACGATATTTATATTTTACGAGTAAATGGTGGGTTGGATTATGTGGATAAATCAGTGTGTCTGCAAATTCAAAATGAAATGTCAACGTCGACAATCATAGAGTCATTTCATTGCGTTGCGTACTTGAAACAATTGAGTGATTCAAGGTACAAGGAATTTGTTCAAGATGTGTTGGTACCAGACGAAATTACGTTGAAAGAATTCTTACAATCGTTACCCAATCAGACTGCTGCTGACCCCGCTAACTTTTACATGTATGCGACAGACACGGCATTAAAAGAAGAGTTGGTAAAAAATATCATCGCAGAAAATTATACGAATGACGATGATTTGACCCCATACAATATTCATGACCATATATCTAATGATATATTTATGATTGTGGAATTGCAGGAAATAAAATAGTTGGTATTTTTATTTGAAAAAATGAAATAAGAACAACACACCTGTATTAGCAAGAAGATTGATTGCTATCATGTCTGCATCCAAAAAGTCTGCACCTACCATGGCAACCACGAAAGAAGACGCCGCCTTGGCCGCCAAGTACCAGCAAAAAGATGAACTGGAGCACGTCTTGGACCGACCCGATACCCACATTGGATCGGTGGAGCACGTCCACACGGACATGTGGATTTACAACGATGAAAAAGACGGGGACAAAGACGCGACTCAAGATATAGATAAGAATCAACATCAAATCGTAAAAAAGACGATTGAATATATTCCTGGTTTGTTCAAGCTGTTTGACGAGTGCATCATCAACTGCCGTGACCACGTGGTGCGCATGAATTCGCACATTTCCGCGGGAAAGCCCAATTGTTTGCCAGTCACGTGCATTTCCGTCGACATTGCCGACGACGGCACCATCACCATGATGAATGATGGCGCGGGAATTGACGTCGCGATGCACCCGACCTACGGCGTCTGGATTCCCGAGCTCATCTTTGGCCACTTGCGTTCTTCCACCAACTACGACGACAAGGAAAAGAACGACATCGCGGCTCTCAAGCAAAAGATGGCGGAAGAGGGAAAGTTCTACGGGCTCTGGGGCGGCAAAAACGGACTCGGCATCAAGCTCGTATTCATCTGGTCCATGTTTGGGTCGGTGGAAACCGTCGATCATGTGCGTGGGCTCAAGTACTACCAGGAATTTCGCAGCAATTTGTCCGAGATTGGTGATCCCGTCGTCACGAAATGCACTTCGAGTGGCGGCGGCAATAAAAAACCATATACGAAAATCACGTTTCGCCCCGACTATGCACGCCTCCAGCTGCCCCAGGGTTTGGACGCAGATATGCTGGCACTGCTGAAGAAACGCGTGTATGATATTTCCGCCGTTACGGACAAAAGCGTCAAAGTAAAGATGAACGGTAATGTTGTGGCCACCAAGAACTTTTCCCAGTATATCGACCTGTACATTGGCGACAAGACGATGAGTCCGCGGTGTTACGAGTCGGCCAATGACCGCTGGGAATACGCCGTCGCCCTTTCCCCCGACGCGGAATTCACGCAAATTTCTTTTGTGAATGGCATCTACATGCAAAAGGGGGGAAAGCACGTGGATTATATCCTTAAACAAATCACGGGCAAGCTAAAGGAATATATTGAAAAAAAAAAGAAAAAGACGGTCAAAGAATCATCGATTAAAGAGCAGCTCATTTTGTTTTTGCGGTGCGACATTCTGTTTCCCGCGTTTGACAGCCAGACCAAGGATTACCTCAACACCCCCGTTGCGAAATTCGGGTCGTCGTGCGTGGTGAGCGACGCGTTCATCAAAAAGGTGGCGGAAATGGGCGTCATGGACCTGGCGTGCGCCATTTCCGAGGCCAAGGAAAAAAACCTGGAGAAACGCACCGACGGATCCAAGCGAAAGCGCATCACGGGCATTCCCAAGCTGGACGACGCCAACTGGGCGGGCACCGCGAAATCGGGACAGTGCGTGCTGATTTTGTGCGAAGGAGACTCGGCCAAGGCGGGCGTCATCTCGGGCCTGTCTGTGGAAGACCGCAACCGATACGGGGTGTTTCCGCTAAAGGGAAAGCTGGAAAATATTCGCAAGCCCAACGTCAAGGTGAAAGAGGAAGGCGAAATCGCGTTCATCAAGAAAATCCTAGGTTTGGAGGAGCGCAAGACGTATGCCGACATGGATGCGGTGCACAAGAGCCTGCGATACTCCAAGGTACTCATCATGACAGACCAGGATTTAGACGGCAGCCACATCAAGGGACTGTGCTTTAATTTGTTTCACTACAAGTGGCCTTCTTTAACAAAAATCCCTGGATTCCTCTCTGTCATGAATACGCCAATTTTGAAAGCGACAAAAGGAAAACAAGAGCTGGCCTTTTACAACCTCGGTGAACACGCTACATGGGAAAAGGGGCAAACCGTTCAGCAACTAAATGCGTGGAAAATCAAGTATTACAAGGGACTGGGAACGAGTGTGGGAAAAGAATTCAAGGAATATTTCGCCAATCCCAAGCTGGTGGACTTGGAACATTCTGGTCCGCCTTGCGACAACTACATTGACCTCATGTTTAACAAGAAACGTGCCGACGACCGAAAAGAACTGCTGCAAAATTACGACCAAACCATTTACCTGGACACGTCGCAGCGGTCCGTGACGTACGTAGAGTTTGTGCAAAAGGAATTGTTGGCATTTTCGTCCGCAGACAATGTGCGAAGTATTCCCAACGTACTGGACGGACTCAAACCGAGCTTAAGAAAGGTGCTGTTTTCGTGTTTCAAGCGAAATTTAAAGGAGGAAATAAAGGTGGCTCAGTTGGCGGGGTACGTGTCGGAGCACTCGGCCTACCACCACGGCGAAATGAGTTTAACTGGAACCATTGTCGGCATGGCCCAGAATTTCGTGGGGAGCAACAACATGAACCTGCTTGTGCCCGCGGGGCAGTTTGGCACGCGAATGAAGGGCGGAAAAGATTCGGCGTCACCCAGATATATTTTCACTCACTTGGAAAGTGTGGCCAAATCTTTGTTTGTGGAAAGCGACAATGTCTTGCTGAAATATTTGGAAGACGACGGCACGTCCATCGAGCCCGAGCATTACGTGCCCGTTGTGCCCACGCTTTTAATAAATGGAAGCTCAGGCATTGGCACTGGATACAGCACCGACGTGCCCTGCTACAATCCCCGTGAAATCATTGCCTATCTGAAAGCGTATTTGGCATCCGCAGACGACAAGGCGGCATACTTGCTGGAAAACGCCGCCAAAGAATGGATGCCATATTACCACGGATTTCACGGCCAAGTTATTTTGACAAGTCCGAAGCATTTCATGTACAAGGGAATCTACGAAACAACAGGACCAGACACTATTCACGTTAGCGAGTTGCCAATTGGGCAATGGACCGACGACTACAAGGAGCATTTGGAAGAGTTGGAGCAAAATAACGTCATCAAAACCTTTGCGTCGCTTTCCACCACTACGACCATTTCTTTCACCGTGACGTTTCCCCCTGGAAAATTGCACGAATTGGAGGCGGTTATTATAAACCCTCATTGCAACAAACTCGAAAAGGTCATGAAATTATGCACCACCGTCACCACCACCAACATGGTAGCCTATGACAAAAATAACGAACTGCAGTACTATACGGTTCCCAAGATTTTCGAAGAGTTCATCCCAGTTCGTGAAGATTTATACATAAAACGAAAGGCGAATCTGATTGCCGTGTTGCAAAAAGAATTGGTAAGGCTGTCCAACCAGGCCAAGTTTGTTCGAGAACTGTACGCCGACTTGGTGGATTTGCGCAAGAAAACGCCGCAGCAAGTGGCAGACATGCTTACCACGCGAAAATACGACACGGTCGACGGCGACTACAAGTACCTTACCAGAATGCCCATGGAAAGTGTGACCAAGGAGCACGGGGACGCCATCATTAGGCGGTGCGAGGAAAAGCGGCGGGAACTGGACGTGCTGGAAAAGACGAGCCCCGACCAAATGTGGGTCAACGACTTGGACCATTTAGAGGGCGTGTACAATGCGTACGTGGCAGAGCGAAACGCGGCGTCCTCGTCTGAAGTAGAGGATGGTTCGAGTGCTGCAAGTGGAACGGGAGCAGCAGGTCCAAAGAAAAAGGCCAAACGAATCGTTGCGACAAAAAAGGAGAAAAAATGAAATGAGTTTTGAAAATGGTCGCAACTAACAAAGTGATAAAATAATAAAATACTTACATAAAGTAGGATGAATGATGCTCATAAATATTATGCGGGAATTATTATTTTTTTCATTTTAATCGCACTTTACTTGTTGAATTTTCTTCGCAGTATTCTAGATATAAGCAACCCAGATAAATTAGTGTCTGAATGGCTGCCAAATTTCATCGTGTTTTTCGGCGCCTTTATCACCATGATGTTGTTTGTTAGTTTTTATAAAAGTACGGGCCCAGAAAATAGTCCCAAAATACTAGGCGGCACTATTCTTACCTTGCTTGGTCTGTTTATCAGTGGCTTGTTTGCCACCCATATTGGGTCCAAAAACAATACCTCGCTGCTCAGTTCGCTGTTTTATTTCGTCCTGATTTTCGGCGTGGTGGGACTTTGGAAAAAAGAGGCCGATACGCCTGCTGCAGGTCTTAATGCAGCAACCGCCAGTAAAATGTTGCTGGAAGCAAGTCAAATAAAATACCTCGGCATATTCATCGCGTATTTGCTGCTCTTGTTTGTGTTGTACGCGGCCAATCCAGGCGGCCTCATGACCAAATTCGGCGGCGCGACGGTTTTCATCAGCATGTTTGTCGGGCTATTACTTCTGGGCATGGTGCTGGGGTACTCGGCCCTGACGACTCAATTGGGCCCAATAAATATTTTTAACCCGTGGTTAAAAGGTCTGTATATTTTCCTGTCTTTGTTTGTTTCTGGGCTTTTGTTTTGGTGGATACTGACAGCATTTGGAGTCTTTTCAAACAATGCCGACCAGCATATTGGTTCAATGATTTTCAACTTTGTTTTACTCTTGGGCGTGCTGACGCTAGTGTACAAGGTGTCTTATTTAGGCGGCTGGTTTGCGAATAGTCCGTTTATCCGCTTGCTCGTGAATTCATTTTTGTATATTCCGTGCTTATTTTCGGGGCTCATGGATAAGCTGCGCGGCATCAAAACGCCCGCGGGCGGCAATCCGTTTCAGGGAACCAAGCCGAGCGACGTGATTGCGTTATTTGTGGTGCTATTATTGATTGCGGCGTATTTCGTGATTGTGCAGTGGATTATTCCTGGGGTGAAAAAATGGTACTATTTGAAAGGCGGCAAGCAAGTGGTTAAAAACGCGACATCCATTGATACGCAATCGACGGTGAGTTCGTTTGTGGACCTAAACGAAATTCCAGAAGAAGCAGAACTGACCCCCAGTTATCGGTACGGAATTTCATTTTGGCTGTACGTGGATTCTTTTCCCCCGAGCACCAGTTCGGCCTACTCGAAGCATTCGACGATTTTAGATTATGGGGGCGTCCCCCTGGTGAAATACTATGCGGCGACCAATACGCTGGGGGTGTATATTCGAACGATGAATAATAATAAAAAGGACGAGCGGCTCTTATATGCGCACGACGGCGTGGCATTGCAAAAATGGAACAACGTGGTGATTAACTACTTGAACGGCACGATGGATATTTTTTATAATGGACGATTGGTAAGTTCGTCGATTGAAGTGTCGCCGCCAATTGTGTACGATACACTGACGGTGGGAATGGACGACGGGATTAGCGGGGACATTGCAAACGTAGTGTATTACGCAGACCCACTTTCGCTGTATTCCATCAATACCCTGTATAATTCGCTGAAAGAAACCAGTCCGCCTTTGGGCTAATACCATGACTGCCTTTGGGCTAATACCATGACTGCCTTTGGGCTAATACCATGACTGCCTTTGGGCTAATACCATGACTGCCTTTGGGCTAATATTTTTGCAAAAAAATGAATTAAAACCAACTCGACATAACAACACAAGGAAGAAAGTATAATATGATTGGCAATGATATTATAAAGACGGAAGATGGCACGCTCATTCACGATCCGTACAATCCGCTCAACACGGAAGTGACGGAAGCCGATGTTTGCACCATCTTGAGAAAATACGGCATCCCGCCAGAGTTGGCCCACGTGAATAACATTGACCTGTATAAGCGCGCGTTTGTGCATCCGTCTTATACCAAACGCCCCGCCTATGAAAACAAGCAGCTGGGAATCGTCTTGGTAGACAAGCCCGACAATTGTTTGCCGCTAAAGACCAAGTCGTTTCAAAACCTGGAATTTCTCGGAGACGGGGTTCTAGAGCTAGTGACCAAATTTTATATTTATCGCCGCTACTCTAAATCCCAGGAGGGGTTCAAGTCCGATTTAAAAATTGCGGTAGTAAAAAACGAGAGTATCGGAAAAATCGCCGCGGAAATGGGTCTGAATAAATGGATGATGTTGTCACATCAGGCCGAAGAAAATAATTTAAGATATGACGTACGAAAGCAACTGGGGAATTTATTCGAGGCGTTTTTGGGCGCGCTATTTTTGGATTTCAACAAGGTGCCGCTAACCGCGAATTTGGACCTGGACGAAATATACGCGTTGAACGCAATAACGACGGGAGCGGGGTTTCAAATGGCCAATGTATTTTTAGAATCGATTTTTGAGCAGCACGTGGATTGGAACACCTTGATAAATACAAACGACAATTACAAACGACAGCTGCAAGAAACGGTGCAAAAAAAATTCAGCACGACGCCCATTTATATTACGCTGGACCATGACAATGATACGAACATGCACCAAATGGGGGCATTTTTATGCATCAAGACCAACGTGAATCCCAAGTGCGAAACGGCCGCGGATATCCTGAAAAAAGTAACGATGGATATGACACAGCAGTCCAGTTGTACAATGGATGCGTTGTTTCGTCACGTGGAAGAGCGAGGCGGCAAAGGGTTGGTATTGTTAGGTATAGGAATGCAAAATATAAAAAAAAATGCGGAGCAAAACGCGTGTCATCATGCACTAAATATTCTCGGATTAATTTGATTTAATTTATTTATAAAATTGGTTCGGGCAATTCTGTCTGGATTTTTTCTGCAAGTTGCTGATCTTTGGTTAGCATAGTATTTTGGTCCTTGATGTGTGCCATGTATTCTTGAATTTTATTGAAAGACTCGGTGCTTAATTCAGAAATATTCACATTAATTCCCGAATTGCTATCGTTTAACAAATGTGGGTCGTATTTTTGAATAATATCCTTTACATAAATATGAATATTTTTCGGCTGTTTATCCATAAATTTGGTAATATCTGTTAGTTTGTTGAAATGGGCCATTTTATCCTTGAAAGTTGGAGCAGGAGCAGGAGCAGGAGCAGGAGCAGGAGCAGGAACAGATTCAGAAACTAAAATATCGGCTGATTCCAGTGTACTCATTGTTGTTGTTATTATTTAATCATCTATCAAAGTATTTATATAGTTTTTGTCTTTTTCTGGAAAAATATATATAAAGAATTCTCGGTGATATAATAGAATAAATAACAAACAATATGCAATCCTTGTCGGACATTCAGCATATTTTTTACATTAATTTAGACGCGCGCACGGACCGTCGTGCTCATATGGAATCGCAACTGGCCGCAACTGGACTGTTGACCAAAGCAACCCGCTTTCCCGCCGTCCATATGCCCAATTTAGGAGCCATTGGCTGCAGCATGAGTCATTTGAAATGTCTGCAAATCGCAAAAGAAAAAGGCTGGCCGCACGTGCTGATTTTAGAAGACGACGTGGAATTTACGGACCTAGAATTGCTCGACAAACAAATGCGCACTTTTTTTTTAGAGAAAACAAATAACTGGAACGTGGCGATGCTTTCGGGGAATTGTGGTTCCCCGTATCAGGTGGTTAGCGACGCTTGTGTAAAAGTGGCACGGTGTTTAACCACGGCAGCATATTTAGTAAATGGCTCGTACTATGACACATTAATTAAAAATGTGCTGCAAGGAGTCACGCTCCTGATTAATAATAAAAACGAAAAACATAAGTACGCCATTGACGTGTATTGGATGAAGTTGCAAGAACAAGATGAATGGTTTTTAATCACACCCATTACTGTCACCCAACGCGCCGATTATAGCAACATCGAAAATATATACACGGATTATTCTCAGCATTTATTAATGCTACACTAACAAATAAAAAATGAAATATTAATGATTTAGATTGGCGACACAACATAAAATAATAAAAACATGCCCAAACAAATCCTTTTCCTTGTTTGCCAGGTCGTGTTGGCGACCACTTTCCTTGGAATCGGCTTCTGGGAAGCCCGCGTCGCCGATACGCACGAGCCGATAGGGAATGATTATAACGACATTACCGTCGTCGCCTATTATTACACAGTACTAAAATGCGTACTGAATATCTTTAGCGGATTGGCTACTTATTTGGAGGGCTTAGCAGTGCAACACGGGTCTCCCCCAACAACCACGGCTTACGTGGTGGTGGCGGCGGCGCACTTTCTTTGTGCTATTGTCGCTGCTATATTGTATATAGTTTATCTCAATCGTATTAAATATGTATATCGCATGGTAATATTTTGGGATATCATCATCCTATCTATGTTGATTGGTTTGGCGGCATTGGCGAAACACGTATCGGTTGCAAAAAATCCGAATGCGGCGCTAATACGCCCAGTAGTTGTTTAATACTCGCTATACGGAACATTGTTGCCGCCGCGATCCACCAAATAATCGTACTGGTTCGTGGTCATGCACGCGCACCCACTGCTGTTGGAGTACGTGTTGGGGCAGCACTCGGGTTTAAAAGGAGTGGTCGCAAACATGTCCAGCTGGTCCTCTGGCAAGGGCACGGGTTGGGCGGTGCGGTCCATGATTTTTTTCACCCCCGCATCGGCGTGCGACGCGGAAGAATACGTCAACGTGGGAGCGGCCCACGTGTCGGGGTTGCGGATGGTGCCAGGCGACCCACTTTTGGCGTATTGCGGTCCCTCTGCGAAATTATTGGCGGCGAATCCTTCTTTTCCCACTTTTTTTGTCGCATCTTTTACCGATTTGACGATTTTTTTCGCGGTGCTAAACGCTTCGTAGGGCGTCACGGTGGAACAGGAACAAAGCAAGTGGCCAAACATGATAAAGGCGATAAAACCGATCAGAAGAATGATTTCAAGGCGAAATTTATACGGACCGATGGAAAGATTCATCGCTGCTATTATTTATATAGAACAAATATTTTATCCTAAACGGCTGCCCTTAATTTCCCATTTTTCTCACATTTAGGCGAACGGCGGAGGCACTTTTCTTTTTTACCTTGGACGGGTCGTAATCTTCCTCGTCGTCCGAATTCATTTGCTTGGACATCTCCCAAAAGTCCCGCGACCCCAGGCGAAAATCACCGTGAACGCTTGCTTTATACCAAAACACTTGATCTAGCAAATCGTTGGATTGCGAATTATTTTTAATCACCAAGCACTCGAAATTGTCGGTGCATGCATCCATTACCGAGCAAAACGCTTCAAAGGTCGGAAACATGCCCGCGTAATTATCATAGATACGTTTGCGGTTTCCAATAATCGTGTCTCGTAAAATAAACACATAGTCAATGTTGGAACGCAGTACGGGGGGAACGCCCAGCGGGTACTGCATGGTAATAATTAGCATAATGTGCCAGTGCCGACCATTCATGAAAATCAGCCGCATCAGCTTATCGCGCGCCCATTTGTTGTCGTATAAACAATCGTCCAGAATCACAAACGTGCGAGGATCCACCGAGGTCCGTTTATAGGCAAGCATTTCGCGTTTAATTTGCTTCATGACGCCTTTTTGCCGCTTCAAAATATTTTCGATAATCGCTGTATTGTACTCGTTATGAATAAACATTTTCGGCACGATGCGGGAGTAAAAGCCGTTTCCCTCTTCCGTGCCCGAAATGACGGCCCCCATAGGAATATCTTTGTGGTAATACAGCAAATCATTCACTAAAAAAGACTTGCCTGTGCCGCGCTTACCCAGCAGCATTACCACGGGACCTTTTGCAGTGCCAGTCGTGTCGGCTGGAAAGGAAATGTCTCTCATATTGAATTTTTTCAAATTCAAATTCATACTATCGTTGCGATTATTATTTATTATATTATATTATATGAATATTTTATAAGGGGTAAAAACGCACAAATGGTTTTTGCGATAATAAAATAATATAATAATAAAAGATGAATGCTCCGCCGCCAACTGCCGCTGTCGCGGAACCGCAATTGTTAAAATTCGAGTCTAATAACAAATATCTAAACGCCACGCAGGATTTTTTCAAGTCCAACAGCATCGTTGCCAAGCTCGCCTTTTTATTGCTCGTCGTGTTTGTCTTTATTTTGGCTCTAAGAATCGGCATCAGCATTTTAGGTTATTTTTTCGGGCCCAGCGACACGGCTCAATTAGTGCAGGGCACCATTGACGCCGCGACCAATCCCATGATTATTCCGCAAAACCCAGACGCGACTGGCGCCGTGACGCTCAATCGTTCCGTCAACGAATCGGGCGGCATTGAGTTCACCTGGTCGGTGTGGATGTTTGTGAACGGCGACGACATGGACTCGCAGCGATACCGCTGCGTCTTTTACAAAGGCAACGACTACGCCACGCAAATGTCTTCTAAAACGGACGACGGTGATAATAACGTGGAAAATATGGATTATTTAGGCATGAATTTCCCCAACAACTCGCCAGGGCTGTACATCAAGCCCAACACGAACGACATTGTGGTCATCATGAATACGTTCAACGTCATCAACGAAGAAATTACCATCCAGGACATTCCGCTAAACAAGTGGATGAATGTGATTATTCGCTGCAAAAACACCAATTTGGACGTGTATATCAATGGCACCATTGCCAAGAGCCACGTGCTGCACGGCGTCCCCAAGCAAAACTACGGGGACGTGTACGTGGCGCCCAACGGCGGGTTCTCGGGCAACATTTCCAACCTGTGGTACTACAACTATGCGCTGGGCACAACGGCAATTCAGGCGCTAGTCAACAAGGGACCGAATACCACCATGACGGGCGAAAGTAATATTGGGCTAAAAGACGCCAACTACCTTTCGCTAAGATGGTTCTTTTACGGAGCGGAAGACGCCTACAATCCTTGAATAAACGCAACGAAAATGAAAAAAAACAAATAAATACATCTATCTAATTTTTATTTTTTTCATATACAATTTAATTACGAATACAATATAATTCTGTCAAAGGCAACAACTTGTGTGTCGGGTATGAAACCACCCAATCTTTTGTCGCTTGGCCCCATTCATCGTGATTTACTTGGGGCGAACCCTCGGTGTCCATGGATAAGCTTTGCGTGGCCCCCGCAAATTAACACCCAGGTAAAATGTAGGTAAAAAACAACATGAAAACAATTTTCGAGAGAATGTAATGGTAACTCCTCACGCTGTTCAGGGCTTGCCCTTACCCCACGCCGAAAGATTGCTACAACTACAACAAATAGGTCAACTACGACCAATATTATTCAATAATTGCACACTATCGATTCGCCAACGAAACGAGTTGATTGAATTTCTCATCCTTTTACGTTCCAGGCTGAATAACGAGCAAGGGGGCGCGCTCGATTTTATCATTGGGTACGCCAACGACCACCTGATAAGACCGATATTCCACGTCATTACGGATAGCGAATACATCGACTCGGTGCGAGACTGGATTGATTTGAGCACGTGGAACAATGTGGCACCGAGACACATTGCGGCGATTTTGCGGCATTATCGAGACTCTACGCTGGTTGGACGGTTGGACGAAATGGAAGCTCGATTGGATGAAATGCACCGGTTCGTTATTGGCTCGTGATGAAATGAATTAAAATGAAATGAAATGAAAATATATTGGTAATAATAAATGAATGCTTCTATTATTACGGCATTGGGGCTGTTTTTGTTAATCACCTATAGCACGACGCAATTGTTGAAATTTTATGGAGTAAGCGTGGAAACATATGGACTATATTTGGTATTTTATTTATTTTTGTTAGTGACGGCCTTTATTCTTCCGAGAAATTATTCGACTTTGTGATTTTTACCTTTTCGATTGTTTTGATTTTGTTGCACAATAAGGATTCCAATAAATCCAATGGCCTACAAGAGACACAGGTAATTTGTCTTGCAGAATATTTTCACAAAATATTCGCTAAAGCCGAAAATACACACATAAATAAATAAATACCCACCCCAACTCGGGAAAAGAATCGACCATTGTTATATTACACCAAGACTTTTTAAAATAGAGCAATAAAGGGCAGCAAATTATTAATCATCTCTCTGGCTGCGTCGCTGGTGGCCGCTGCTGCACTGGTGGCCGCTGCTGCACTGGTGGCCGCTGCTGCAGTACCAGGTGCCGTGTCGCCCGAAGGACGATTGTGTACCTTGATGACAATGTTGCCACCCTCTGAAATGTCGGCCACTTGTTCGCGAAGTTTCTGTATTTTGTCTGTGTAGTCGTCCAAGAGACCGAGCATTTGGTCCGCGTCGATATTGTATGTGTTGACCGAAGAGGATAGTCCAGACGGCTCATCTAAAGGCTGGCCCATTTGTGTACGTTTTTGATCTTCTTCGCCAATAATTACATTTCTTGGTTGTTCCTCGGAAATTGGTTGTGCTACCACAGCTTCGCTAGAAACCGCTGGTGCTGGTTCCACTATAGTGGACGGCGCAGATTGTTTAATATTAGTAATGTTGGCCTTCATGTCGATGATTTTCTGCGCGGCGTTTTCACAATAATCTTGAAATTTTCTGTAGTTTAAACTCCCGACGCCGACTATTCCGCGCATTTTCTGGCTGCATTTATTCTGCACGTTTTCCAGCAACTCGTCCGCCGTTGCCAGGGCATTATTTTTATACGATTCGAAATTATCCTTGGTCATGTTTAATTTTACCGTGTCCATCAACGCATATACCGCCTTTACATCATTGTTGGTTTCTTGCAGAATATTTTTCAAATTTTCATCATTGGCTACCTGAGGTAACGTTAGCATTTCATTATAATTCGGCGTATATTCAATCTCCCCCTGTTCCGTATCTGGTTTTGATTCCTGTTCCGAATAAACTGGAGTAGCAACAGGAAGTAATGGAGCGGCCCCAAGAGGAGCGGCCCCAGGAGTAGCGGCCCCAAGAGGAGCGGCCCCAGGAGTAGCGGCCCCAAGAGGAGCGGCCCCAGGAGTAGCGGCCCCAGGAGTAGCGGCCCCAAGAGGAGCAACCGAAGTGGAAGAAATTACCTGAGCGGGAACTTTTGCATTATCCATGACCGCGGTTTGCCCGATTGCCTGGGCGGGCCTCTTGGCATCCACGAGCGTGGTTTGGCCAATTACCTGGGCAGGTACTGGTTTTTGACTCAACGCGTCCACAATACGTTTAGTTGCAGAAACAATAACGTTCCCACTGTCTTGGATTGCAGACACGGGTTCTGGCAGCTCCTCGCCGCCGTAATTACCCGCCAATGTTTTGGTAAATTCGTCCACTTTATCTTTCAATTCCTGCAGATTATTGTTAAAGGCGTCGTCGTCTTGATTGCTTTCTTTCAAGCCGTCCATGTAGCCCTTTAGTTCCTCCAATTCGTCTTTTGCATTTCGCAAAATAATAGCTCGGGGACCTTCTTCGGATTGGCCCACAATCCCTTCTTCCTCTTCCTCTTTCAACAAACCGTCAATCGTTTCAATTTCGGCGTCCACCAAGCCAATCACAGGATCTATCAACGCTTCCACTTTCGTTTTATCCGCGGGGACAGCTTCCGCATCGTCATCCGCTCCGCCGACCCATTTCATCCATTTTTTTTTCAAACTCTTTCTCTTCAAACGCCGCTGCTTGGGTCGATACGTTTTTTTCAAATTTCCATACATTTATTGTTAAATAATATTTTAATATTGGAATATAACTTATACCAAAAAATAAGTTAAATAAAATACGCAAATATAAATACGCAAACAACAACATGAATGAAAATCAACCAATAAATCAAACACCTACAATAAACAAAGAAACCAATTACACTTCTTTTATCAATCGCGATGCCGCCGAACAACATCTGCAAACGTTGCTAACAGACTTTGCGGCCTTGACCAACGAAGAAAAGTTGGCGGCCAAAAAGGGCATTTACGTATACGGAGAACCAGGGATTGGCAAGTCGTATTTTGTGAAAAGAGTACTGAAAGAAATGAATTATGAAGTGGTAATGTACGACACGGGAATGGTTCGCAACAAAGAATTATTCGACATTATTTCGTCCAACAACATGTCTAATTTCAGCGTACTTAGCATGCTAAAACGGCAGCCGAAGAAAATCGCCATTGTGATGGACGACATCAACAGCATGAACAACGGCGACAAGGGCAGTTTGTCGGCCCTGATTAAACTAATTCGGCCAAAAAAAACCAAAAAACACAAGACCGAAGACACGTCCATGAACCCCATTCTTTGCATCGGCAATGGCCTAACAAATGTGGGGAAAAAAATAACCGAATTAATCAAAATATGTCACGTGATTGAATTGAAAAGACCAAACACGGCGCAAATCGGTAATTTGTTGGCGTTTCAGTATCCAAGCATCCATAAAGCAGAAATAGAAAAATTAACTGGTTATATTCAAAACGACTTTAATAAATTAAACATCATCATGAATATGTATACGAACCATTCTAATATGCTGCATAATACCGTCTTTCATGATATTTTTCACTTGAATTCCAACAATGACGGCAACAAGAAAATAGTAAAACAGGTATTCAATAGTAGAAACCTAAAAATAGAAGACCACCTTTCCCTCATTGGAGAAACAGAACGCACCACGGTTGGCTTATACTGGCACGAAAATGTTCCTGATATTATCGAGAGGGCGAATTTGTCCAAGCCGCAGCAAGTGGACCTGTACCTTCAATTGCTCACCAGCATGTGTTTTGCGGATTATATGGATCGGGTAACGTTTCAAAAGCAAATATGGAAATTCAACGAGATGAGCTCGTTAATTAAAACCTTTAAAACGCAGCATATTCTAAATAGCCATTTACAAACTGCGGCAAATGAAGCCGTCCTGTATTCGTGGGACAAGGCCAATATTCGTTTCACCAAAATTCTGACGAAATACTCCAACGAATACAATAATTTCGTGTTTTTTCAAACGATTGGAGAAAAAATGGGACTAGATTGGAAAGATATTTACTATTTTTTCATGAAACTCAAAATGCAATTTCCCACGACGAAAACCAATTTGGCGGCGAATAATAATCCACTGGACCGCGAAAATATATCGTGCATGGACATTAAGCGAATATACAAATTCATCTCGGCTCTGTGCTGGAAAAAATCAACGGAATCGTCGAGGACGGCGATGGCAACAAATTTGGAATGCGAATATGAGGAAGAAGATGTCGACCAAATGCTGCACACAAATATAGAGTTTGAAGACGACGACAACGACAACGACAACGACGATTCAATGGATGAATAAATCATCGTCGTCGTCGTCCATCCTATAAATTCCATCTCCGCAATCCTCGCCTCCAATTGTCCCAGGAAAAAAACGAAATAATGCCGCCGTAACCCCGATTCAAGGTTCGCACATGAGGGCGAACCGCCGCTCTCAGTCGGGGAGTAAATGCCTCGGTTTTATTTGACTTGTTGATGTTGTTGTCGGTATTATTATACCACATAATTGCGCCCAAGCTAACAACAACGATAATTGCAAAAATAAAGATTGAATATTTATCCTTTATTTTCATGTTATTTATTATAATGAAATAAAAAATATGAAACACGCGAATTAATAAAAAATAAAATAAAATCAACCCAATTAAATACAAGAAAACAGAAAGTCAATTAACATGTCGCACACCAACCATTCTCAGTATAGTACGGCGGGAAAGGTAGTGCAAATAAACACCTATGGTGGCGACTTTGGTCAGGTCAATGATGTGCTAAAAAACGACATTATTTTTAAGACCCAAATAGTACCATATATATTTCACCCACCCACAAATCGGTGATTCGATGGAAGTAAATTGAACATAAACTAACAAAAATCACAATAATTCTTACCTTTTTCTTCTTTTGTTAGTTCTCGTTCTTGTCCTCCTTTTTTTATTTTTTCTGATTCTCTTTTTGGTTGTCCTCATTTTCCTTTTACCGCCACCTTGATTCGCATTATGCTTGGTCAATCGCGTCTTGTGCAGCGGCACGGAATCTTGAATCCATTTTTCTAGCGACGCATGGCTGCGGTCTGTCCCTGAATAATCCGTTGCCTTGCCCCCGTGAATATGCTTCATGGTGGGAAACGCCGAGACTTGGCCCACGTACCGAATGGTATTTTTAGGGTCGTTTAGCAAAGCAGAATTCACGTCGGCAATGACGACGTTACTCTCACCATTAAGCTTGTTTGCTGAAAGCTTGGACGACGCAAGCTTGTCCCATTCAGGGCGCGTCTCCATGCACGGGCCGCATTTTTCCATGTGAATCAAAACAAAGACGTGGTTGTTTTCGTCGGCAATGTACTTGTTTAACGCATCCAATTGAGCAGGCGTATTAATATTTTTGAGTTTTTTGGTAGGCATTTCTCGTTTTATATTATGATATATTGTATTTTTTGGCTGAAATAAATGTTTGGATATATTAAACAAAACAATGGATGAATCGGCCATGGTTGGAAACGTTCTTGTTTCATCTCTAACAAATAAAAAAGGAGGCAAAATTGGCACCTTGTTTGGAGGTGGAAAAAACGATGGCAAGAGCATGCTAGTCGTGCCAATGAGTCTGTACTCTTCCAGCACTTCTTTTCAACTTCCCGAAAACAATGACGATTTGGAGGACGACGATTTCGAATCTGATTCTGATGAAAAAAACGATAATGATGACGATTTAGACGAAGAAAATGAAACGTTGAACCAAGTAGTTGACGACGACATTTACGATAGTTTGCTGGAATTGATGGAAGAAAAACCCGAATCGAACCTTTCGCCTCTTGTTTCGCAGGAATCGATTCGGGTTGAACCGAGCAACGTGAGCATGCTGGTGGAAGAAATCGAACCGACATTGACATCGGCACCTGTTCGCAAATATGCATCGCTAAGCAAATCGTTAAGTAGGTCGCATGCTGCATCCAAAGGAAAGAGGCATTCGAAAAAGCATGCATCCAACAACAAATATAAGGCCAAAAAAAGTGAAAAGAAGAGCCGCAACCTAACAAAAAAGAAAAACGGCAAAAAAACGAAACGAAAGGGCACGAAAAAACACGGGGGGATTCTACAAGGTATTTTTAATTAATCGCTTACTTCGCTCAAACAATGTTGTAGCCAGTGGCGCTCGTACACAGCAAATCCACCGACGAATTATTAACGTTGATGATTAAATCCTCGGTCGACCCTTGAATGGTATCAGTTTCATTGCTCGATTCTACAGTCACATTGTTGGTGCCAAACGTTCCGCTCGCATCCAAAATAGTAATACTAGTTCCCTTGTAATCGGCAGACGCGGCCAGCAACGTAATGGTAATTGCATTCGAGGTGGTGTCGCAGTTCAGCACGTTGTCTGTACTTGTCACGGTATACGTTGCGGCAGACACGTCGGTAATGCTCATTTGGACGCCACCTGTTACGCTGCCAGTGACATTTCCAGTCAAGTCTCCAATAATAGTGGGCGCGGTTAAAGTGTCGTGGCACGTAATATAATTGGCTTTTACAGTAGACGGCATTCTTTTTTATTTATAACAGATATTTTTTATAAAGAAAAACAAGGCAAATCAAAGAAAAAACAAAAAAACAATCACATGTCGTAATACGGATTGTCCCCAATCGTCATGCCGCAGTACTCTTGCGGCTGCTTGCTATAGTCCGTGGGAAAATGAATCCCCGCATCTTTGGCATTCGATATCAAAAACTTGAAATTCTCCCAAAATTGTATCGGATGGTTCTCCTGAATCGTCATGATGTGCGCTAGCTCGTGGATCGCCACAAACGTGAGCGTGTGCAGGTTAATCAGGTAATCCTCCGTGCCTTCTTTTGCCTTGCGGTTCAAACACATGGCGATTTTGTCACCCTTGTTTTCACTATACGCCGTGAATTCCGAGGTGGGAAGCGTCTCACAAAACGTGTTGGCGTTGTAGTTTTCTACTAGTCGCTGCACGTCGGTATTGTCTGCATGGTTTTTGCCCACATACACAACGAGCTGCGTGCATTTTTCCGAGACCTTGGCAAACAGGTCGACGGCCTTGTGTAACTTCTCGCGGTCTCTGACGCAATATGTTTTGCCATTAACATTCGAGATGACGCATTTCAAGTTGTAAGCGTCGGACGAAAGATAGATGCGCCAGCTAACAATTACGACAAATGCGACGAATATAATCGTGAAAATATTGTTGTTTCGAAAAAAACTCATTTTTGGTTTATTTGTTTTGTTCTTCTTATTCTTTCCTTTTATTCTTTCTTTTCTTTATGAAAAAATGAAATGAAAACATTGTTCTTTGTTTCATTAAGAACGAGAAAACATGGTGCAAGAGCTTGATAACAAATACAAAATAATGAAAACCAACGAAATCAATAAAAAAAACAAACACGATTCAAGAGAGGATGATCCGTTTAGACACGAGCTTCCGCATGTACTTGATGAAAGATGCAAAGAATGGTATGACCGCGTGTATTTATGCTCTCAAAATGTCACCACGTTTAAATGTAAAAAATACGAGTCGTTTGAAGCTGCGGACCAAAGCGTGACCAAAGCCGATTTTAGCACCATGATTCCTATGTGCAGATATACGCCAGAATTTATGGACCGATTCTTTTTAAAACGTAAATTGTTTGGTATGTTTCAATGTAAATTAAAGTGAAGCGAAGTGAAATAATAATTAAATATTTTGTTAGCATAGTATTATTTTGCCAACATCATCATCATCATGTCTTTTCCCAAAAAATTGAGCGATTTGTGCACGCCCTCGCGCGTTTATTTTCTAGTTTCTCTGATTGTGCTGATTTTGTCTATTGCGCAGAATTTCGGCAACACCAACAAATATTGTTTAGGTAGTTTTTCGTGCGAAGTGCCCAGTACCATGCTGGTATTTGGCATTAAAATCGTGTACATCATGTTTTGGGCGTGGATTCTGAACCTCATCTGCAAAGACGGGAAAAAGAACATTGCGTGGTTTCTCGTGCTTTTACCTTTTTTGCTGTATTTCGTCATTATCGGCGCCGTGATGCTGAACCAAAAGAAACGCAGGTAAGCGGAGCAATGGTATTTTTGATTATTTCATTTTTGTTAGGTTGTGAACTCGTAAAAAGTAAAATAAAACATATATAAAGAAACTATACAGCATGCTATCGGGAGCATTGGACCAACAAGGTGTTCTTTTCAATAAACTGCAAAATAATATAAGCCGCGGGATTAGCAACCGCACTGGCCATCAAGCGGTGCGCCTTCCTTTGACCAAAGGAAAAGAAGGCTTTACCGACAAACTGCTCAACAAGAAATACACCGACGTCACCGCCGATTATACGCACCTTCAGACCGAACTCCAGGACAACAACCTGGATATTTTAAAACGTCTTGACCCCAAGACCAATGCGACTCTCGGTAAAAACATTGCGTTGAATGATTCCTCTTCTACTTTTGGTTACGTGACCGACCAGGGGATTTTCAAGGCATACAACCCGAGCACAAGTGCCGATGCCGAACCTGGATTATTCGGATGTCCTTCGTCAAAGAAAGTCATGAAAGTGGATGTGAATGAAAGCGACCAGCTTAATTATTCCACGCCTGGCTACACATTTACCACGGAGAATTTCCCCAAACTGCTCGTCGGGCAGCCCATGCAATCTGGAGCGGCATGCGGTGGTGCTGGCAAAAACGTCTACGTGGACAGGTTGGTCGACAAGCCAGCCGCGTCCTACGTGGGATGTTATTCTAATAAAGATGATTTCAAAAGCATGGGACCAATGGATTATTCCAGTTGCATGTCATCCGCCATGTCGACTGGCAATGCCTACTTTGGCTTAACCACGGATGCAAACAATCAGACGAATTGCATGGTGTCTAATGCGTTCAACACCAACGGTCAAGAACAATTGTCGGCTTTTTCGCCCGTGTTGGTCTGGGAATCCGCGACCAAAAATGAAGGCAACAGCAGCGCTAAAGCAGTCAACTGCTGCACAGTGACCACGGAAGGAATGCTTGTGGTGTCTGATGCGTCTGACGCAACCAAGGTTCTTTTTCAGAGCAACGACGCGGTCGCTAGTTGCCTCAATGGCGGAAAAATAAACAACCTGGTTGCCACGTTTGGCGGAAACTGCGCAGACAAGTACAATGTGGCTACGGGAAACGCAACCAATGCCGTCATGTCTGCATTTAATAATAACAGCAACTTTTCTTTTCTGGTCAACGATAAAAACATTAATTTGACTAGCAACGACTGCGAAAACAAGGCATGGGATGCGTCTTACCAATGCGGCAACGTTTCTAAAATAAGTCACATGGATGCTGCCAACGGCAAAAATGCGACATTTGATTGCGACACGGAAGTAGCAACATGCACGTTTGCCTTTACCTTGAAAAACAACGGCAACGCGTGCTTGTTTCAAACAAAAAATGGAGAACATCAGGCGCATATTTGGTGCATGGCCAAGAACGGCAAAACGGCTGCCAACGCGGAATTTGCGGCGACCAAGGGCAAAACGGGAACCAATTCGCTCAATAACGGGCAGACGTTGTTTGCAGGCGAGTGGATTGGGTCCAACAACGGGGCGCTTCGCCTCGTCATGCAAGCCGACGGCAATCTTTGCCTGTATTCATATGCCGCGGTCGAAACATGCGCCAAGAACAACGGCAGCGATTATATGACTGGACTTTTAAATGTAAATGCCGTGTACAAGATTGACAACATGGGCAACCAATCCGTGCTGGGAAAAATGGGCTATATTGACCAGGACGACGTACTGCACGATTATGCGGCATCGGCGCTCACATATTCCGATACCTATACCCTTTTGCCCAATACGACTATTTCGGGGAATAATTTGGGGGATCCTGTGTCGAATTCTACCGTGGATGCGTGCAAGACGGCGTGCTCGGCCAATGCGGCGTGCGGCGGATACGCGTTTGAATCTGGCGCCAACGTGTGCTATTTAAAAAATGGTGCTTCTGAAGGTCATGTGACGAAGCAAGGCACAGCAAGCGGGATACGATTACCGCAAGTTTTGCAAAAAAAGTCGTGTGCGACCGACACGGTGAATATCAGCTCGGAAAAATACGACCGATATGTCAAGGGTGACGAGCTAATTAAGGGCAGCATCTGCAATCCGTTTTCTAGCAACCCGGTATCCGAAACGACCAAGGTGCAGTATGCCCAGGTGAATGAGGATTTAGCTGCGCTCGGGTCTAGCATCATGGGCGGAATCAATCGCTTCAGCGAAAATATTGGCAAGAGTCAAAGGAAGTTTGCAAAAACTGGCAAGAAAATGATGAAAAGCGTGCAGTCATACAAGGACGTCTACAAGAAAACACACGACCAAAATCAAATGATAAAAGAGGGGATGCTAAATATGCAGGACTTGAGTCGCATGAAGAGCGACAGCGAACTGCTGGTGACGCACCAAAATATGCGGTATATTTACTGGATGTTGGCCGCGCTGGGTTTAATTACAGTCTGTATGGCAGTTGCAAATAAAAAAAGGTAAAATGAGTTAAACACTTTTTTCTAATTACGGCTTTTTAATGTTTTTTCTAAGAGGCACAAACATGGCAGAAACTAGGAATCCGTGGCCGTCGCCGCAGCTCTCTCGCTTGGCAATTACCTCGTCCATCTTTGATTTTATTTGTTTTATTGTGTGGGTTTGTGTTTTATTTTGTTTGGTTTTTATAAATAATAATTTTTATTTTGGCGCTTTGAATTTAGATTTTGTGAAAAAATGAATTATAAATATAGTCGTATATATATTCAATAATAGATATTAGGATGATGAGCGACACGGAAATGCCCAGTAACCCGCCACCTTCGCCCACGAGTTCTTCTGAATTAAACAAAGATGTTCAAATAACTGAATCAGAGGTCAATGAAAACGACATGGGCAAGAACACGAGCGAGGGAGGAGCAAAAGGCACAATGGCGCTCATGAACAAGCTTCCGCTGCCCATCGCAAAGCCCGCGGCCAAGCTGACCAACATGAATAATAAAATCGGCAAACGCCTCACTTTTACTCTAAAAGGCGTTTTACCCAGTTTTGCCAATGCGATAAGACGCACCATCTTGTCGGACATTCCCGTGGTCGGCTTTGTTACCACGCCCCACGAGGAAAACCGCGCCACTATTGTAAAAAATACGAGCCGATTCAACAACGAATACTTGAAGCAACGCCTCTCGTGCATCCCGATTCACGGCAGCGAATTAAAGGACGCAAAAGACGGCCGCATTTCCAACACGCAATTAGTGGGAGAATATGCGGTCGAGCTGCACGTGAAAAATAAGACAGATAGCATGCTGTGGGTCACCACCAACGACTTTCGGCTTATCCATAAAGCGACGGGAGAAGTGGTGGAAAACGGTCAAAAAATGATGGAGCAACTGTTTCCCCCGTTTGTCTCGGTCAATGACACCAAGCACTACATCGACATTATGAGTTTGCGCCCGTTCATCTCCGACAGCCTCCCTGGCGAAGAAATCCATCTGACCTGCGAATTCTCCGTTTGTTCCGCGAAGAAAAACAGTTGTTATAACGTGGCGCGCCTCATCACTTATTCCAACACGGTGGACTTGAACCTTCAGACCAAGAAAATCGCGGCTATGAAAGAGGCGGCTAAATTAGAGGGAAAGTCCAAGGAGGAAATCGAGTTCCAAGTGCGAAATTTCGAGCTGTTGGAGGGCAAGCGATTATATCTACCCAACAGTTTTGATTTCATTGTGGAAGGGCTCGGGATTTACAAGAACGAAGTGCTCGTGCAGCACGCGTGCTCCATTCTAGCAGACAGTTTGAACGCGCTGCAAGACGCCATGGTTCAGTCCGATGATGCGGTAATCACAATCTTTCGCAACACGGAAAATACCATTCCCAACTGCTGGGATATTGTGCTGCACAACGAGGACTATACTTTGGGCACGATGCTGCAGGACAAGCTGTACCAGAATTTCTATCCGCATACCCATAATGGCCGCGACAAGATAGAGGCAATCAACGAAAAGGGAAATCTGGCCAGCATGCTGAATTTTTGCGGGTTTAAAAAGGAGCATCCGCACGACACGTCGAGCGTGATTCGCGTCGGATTCATGAAAGAGGAACACAGCAAGCTGGAATTCATCCAGTTTATGTTTTCACAGGTGATTCCGCAGATTCGCGACGAATTTTTGCATATTTCGCGGCTGATGGATAAATAAAATGGGGACAAGTGATTAGATAAAAATAAAAAAAACAAACACCAACAAATCAAATCCAGATACTTTTGCAGGGTTGCAACAAAATTACGGCACCAGGTCCGCCCTTTTCATCCTTTTGTACATTACTTATCGCGGTATAATTAATTTCCACTTTTTTCAGTGATTTAGACGCAGAGTGCTGCTTGCACAGCACGGCGGCGCGCTTGACGTCTTTTCGGTCGGCCTTTTTCCCCTCTGTCGCCAAGATGCAGTGGCTCGAGGGCCCATCCGCGACGTGAAACCAAAGGTCGTGGTTTTGGGCCGCATCAATCAGTTGCCAGTTGTGATGTCTATCTTTTCCTATTTTAATTTCCATCGTGTTGATTTTCGGTTCATTTCATGTTTTATTCTACATTTTTATTTCATTTTTATTTTTGTTAGGTGACCACGCGTTAAATTGGTTTGATTGGAACAGAAATATAGGTTGCGTCGCGTTTGTATTGGTACGTGCCCCATTTGAAAGAAATCCTTTTATTTTTCACCAGCTTTTTGAATTGTTTGTACGATTTGAATGTGGGAATTCCCGTGTGCGTCTCGCCATTTAACGTAAACTGTTTTATCATTTTGGCGTGATAAGTGGAAGAAGTGCATCCGCGCTCAATAAAAGTGTTTCCAAGTTGGAATGGCACTTTGCAACGTATGCAAAAAATCAAGTCTCCATTATCGTCGTAGTCGCCAACATCTTCGTCGTCTGTCATGTCGTACTGTTGGCGACAATCACTGATGACGGCACCCACTTTACTTTCGTCAAAATAATCTTTCAGGTTAAAAAAAAAAGGAACGGTTGTCTTCTCACTATATCCCTCGCAAACAGGACACGTCGTCCAGTCAGCCCCATCTGGGGTATCACATAAGAAAAACAACGACTTGGCCTTTGTGTCGGGGGATTCGACCTTTTCTTCTTCTTCTTGTTTCATTTGAACGGGTTGTCTCGAAACATGTGCGCCTTTTGTAACGTTCAAAGACAGCGGACTCTTGATGCATAATTTCATTGTTATTATTTGATTGACCAACCTTGCATTTATGTTGTTTATCATTCGACAAAAAATAAAAAAAGCATAGTAAAAAAAAATAATTTTGATTTTGACAAATTAAACAGCAATAAAGTATCAAGTACTTATATCATCATGCAGCTTCGTTCAGGAAAACAAATTAGTAGCAAGGTCGTTTCTTCTCATGAGGCGATTTCTTCTTCGTCAAGCAAAGAAGAATTTATGGCCCATACGAAGTCCTTGCTACTAATTTGTTTTCCTGAACGAAGCTGCGTGTGAATAATACCCCAGCCAACTCAATAGATAGATTTAATTGTATATATGATATAATGTGTTATGTAAGTACAAATAGAAACATAATATTCATAAAAAACGAACCCCAATTTATTTCGGTTGTGCTTGCAAAGTGCGACGAATATCAACTCAATTTGATCGAGTTGGTGGCAAATGCGTTGCCACTATCTTCGGAATATAAAGAGACCGTCATGAAATTGTACAAGATCAACACATCGACGAGGCTCAAGTACCAAAAGCTGTAAATATAGCGAAAGTGTAAATAATATATTGTACTTTTTTACTTTACCGTACTAACACAAAAACAACATAAATACAATGTTGGTATGGTAATCAAATAATAATGAATATGCTGTGCATCCAAACTCCGCTGTCTCTAAACGTTGCAAAAAAAACACAGGAAAGTGTTCCAAATCGACCATGCTGCAATTCAAGCAGGGATTTGTCGCAGATTCAACAAATACTGAAACATGTACGAATACAAAAATGAAAAACAAACCGACAATGATTGGGGTCAAAAAACCAACGACACATTGTATTTTGATGTGTATTATTGCAATACAAATTCAGGATGTCGAGCCAAAGCCTTGTTCGAAAAAAAACTTGCACCTAGCAGATAGTTTTTTGCTATTTTTACAGGAAAGCAAACTGCATCGTTTCTGGTTTGACGATACGCAAAGTTCGTTTGTTAGATATTTAACAAATGATTTGATATTTAGCTGCATGCCCGAAGACGCATTTTACATCTTTTGTTTTGATTTGGGCAATATAAAAATAGAAAATCCGATTGTTAGCGAGCAGCGAGGAACCAAAACGCTGGTTGTTATGAAAACGAGAAATGATTAGTTATTTTTCAAAATTTGTTTCGCAAAAAATGAAAAACGAAATGAAAATAATATCAAGTAAAGTATAAGAAGGTAGGCATGACGACAGTAACATCGGCAGCCACTATAGAAACCAAGTCGCTAAGTCAGCAAATGTCGGCCATGTGCAACACGTTTCTCGACAAGATTCGACTGGCCCAAGGAACGAACCTTGATGGTAACGGTACCCTTAGTGAAATTGACGACGAATTGGAGACGCGGTTCAAGGCCGTATCGAAAATTGACCACGACAACGTCATCAAGAAACTCGTTTCGCAGGGGTTCAAGCGCCAGCCAGTGGTTTCATCGCTCAATATTTTGCTAAAAGACGGCTACCGTATCCCCATTACGGGCGAGCAAAACGTGTATAACTTCTGCAACAGCAACCATATGACCGACGCCATGTACGAGAAAGCGGAAAAAAAAGTGCGTGGTCAGGTGCTGGACTTTTTCAAAGAGGACGAGTATCCATTTCGTGTAACTGCGTCGACAGAGCAAAAAGTGACTCAGGGGGAGCGCGAAAGTATCAAGGCAAGTTTTAATGTCATGGAAAAAACGTACCGATATATTCGCCGCGTCACGTTTGTGCACGAGAATTACCCGTACCTAGTAATTGACATGAGCACCGTCAAACAATCGACGAAATACCAGCAGTCCTTTTTGAGTTCTGGGATTTTCAATATTTTGGACACATACGAGATTGAGATTGAGTTCAAAAAGGACCCAGACAGTTATTTCAGGGGCACGGCAGCATTCAAGCAAGGTTTGCGACTCACAGACGCCAATATTAAAAAGACGGTAATTCCGCAGTTCCAAAAATATATTAAATACGTGCTGGGTGGGATCCAAGAGTCAAACTACCCCATTTCCATCAAGGTGCAAAATGCCGTGCACGCCGACTACAACAAGCTTTTATCAAATCAAAAAGAAGGGTCGGATAAAAAGGACGAGGACAAGGCATCGTCTCGACGGTCTCTGTTTCTCGGCCCGTCGTCCAAGACGCTGCAGATTGACAATATCGTGCCGATGAAAACGGGCGACGACCTGAAAGTGCCCAACATTCGCGTGCCTGGTGCATTTTGCGTGACGGAAAAAGCAGACGGCGAACGGCACCTGATGTTTGTGAATGTCGTGGGAAAGATTTATTTAATAACGTCCAACATGCAGATTAAATTCACGGGGGGCACGTGCGACCCCAAGGTGTGCAAAAACACGATTATCGACGGCGAGCTGATTTTGCACAACAAAAAGCGGGAATTTATCAATACATTTGCGGCGTTTGACCTGTACTTTTTGAATGGCGAGGACGTGCGGTTCTTGAAATTCATGCCAATCCCGCGCGTCCTGGAAAAACACCTGGAGAAAAAGACCAAAGAGTTGGGTCAAGAATACGAGGAAAAAGACGACAAGGAAAAAGACGAGAAAGGCGAAAATAAGAATGGTGGCAATAGAAAGACCAAGGAAGAACAAGACAAGTGGGCAACCAAGTATCGTTTGACCTTGCTCAATGAAATCATGAATGCGATTCGGCTGCAGCTGGCTTCTACTGAGAATTCTGCCTCGGCAACAAGTAGCGCGATGACGTTCAAGACCAAGGACTTTTACCCCGCGCCCCAAAACGCCACCTTGACCAAAGAGGACGACATTCTCGCGGTCTATAATATTTTTCGAGCCACCAAGGCCGTCCTGGACACTGAGTTTCCCTACGATACCGACGGCGCGATTTTCACCCATACCTCCTTTGGCGTCGGCGGCCACGACGTTGGGCAGACGGGACCGATCCACAAAGCCACCTGGGAGTATTCGCTAAAGTGGAAGCCGTCCCGCCTGAATACCAACGACTTTTTAATCATCACGGAAAAGGACAAGACCAAGGGCGGCGATAAAATCACCAGCAAGTTCCAAGACGGGACCAACATGCTAAACCTGGTGCAAAGCTTGGAGTACAAGCATCTGCAGCTCTTTTGCGGCAACCGTTCCCAAAATGAAATCTTTGAGCATCCCTGCGAAGACGTGTACAACGGCGTGTTTCCCAAGCGGTCTTTGGATCCGACTTTTAAGCGAAACGTGTACCAGGCCGCGCCCTTTGTGCCCGTGCACCCCTACGACGCAAATGCCGCGTTTAGCAGCGTTCTGTTAAACAAAAACGGGCTCATGATTACCGAAGAGGGCCAGCCGTTTGAGAGCGACACCATTGTCGAGTTTCGCTACGACACGACGCACCACAAGTGGATTCCGCTAAGGGTGCGGTATGACAAGACGGCGGAGTACAAGGCGGGGAAATCGCAGTATGGTAACTCTTTCGAAACAGCCAACAGCAATTGGACATCTATTCATTTCCCCGTGACGGAGCACATGATTACCACAGGCCGAATGGACGACGGCGAAGAAATTCGGGAGACGGAATACAACCCAGACGCATACTACAAGAATGACTCAGAGGTTCAGACGCAGACGCGGGGATTGCGTGATTTTCACAACCAGTACGTGAAGCAGTGGCTCATAAAGAGCGTGTGCCGCCCTGGCAATACGCTGATTGACCTGGCCTGCGGCAAGGCGGGCGACCTGCAAAAGTGGATTCACGCGCGCCTCAGTTTTGTGTATGGTGTGGATTACTCGCAGGATAACTTGACAAATCTATTGAATGGGGCATGCGCCCGCTACCTGAACAGCTACAAGAAATTCCGCAACATGCCTGGGGCGCTGTTTGTGCATGGCGACAGCAGTAAAAACATTGTATCGGGCGCCGCCATGTTTAGCCAGCAGGGCAAGGAAATTAATGAAGTCGTGTTTGGCGAGAGACGTAGTAGTTCAACTAATACGCCTTTAGGCAAAGGAGTCATAATGCAGGCAAACAGAGGAAAAGACGGCTTCAACGTGACGTCGTGCCAGTTTGCGATGCATTACATGTTTAAATCGCCGACCACCTTTTACAATTTCATCGAAAATATTGCCGAGTGTACCAAAAACAACGGCTACTACATTGCCACTTGCTACGACGGCGCCGCCATTTTCAATTTATTAAAGGGAACCCCCAAGGATTCGATTGTCAAGGAGTCAAAGCTGGTGTGGGAAATCGTGAAGAAATACGACGCAGAACGCGAGCTGTTTCCCAGCAACGACACCAGTCTGGGCATGGAGATTTCCGTGTACCAAGAGAGCATCAATGCGTGGATTTCCGAGTACCTGGTGAATTTCGAGCTATTTGACAAGACCATGAACGAGTACGGCATGTATTTGCTAACCGACGCCGAATTAAACGAAATCAACTTTCCCCTGAAAAAGAGCTCGGGTCTGTTCGAGGACCTGTTTTCGCACATGATTGGCAGCCCGAATAGTGATAAGATGTACGGCACCGCGGCCAAGATGCAGGACTATGAAAAGAAAATCTCGTTCCTGAACCGCTACTTTATTTATAGAAGCCGCAACCATACCAAGCGAGACTATGCCCGCATTACCGCTTCCCACTTGTCCAAGCACGGGTTAACCGAAGGTGCCGTTGTTTTGTCCGACGTTCCACTTGGAGATGCGGTAATTGGTGATGCAACTTTGGGCGAAGCTTATACAGAGCACAAAATGGGCGATATAAGTGACAGTGATGGCGAAGAGTGCCACTACGATTCGCGGCTGCACCATGTGTTGTCCAAAATCACGCGGGAAAAGAGCAAGAAATCGCCCAATATTCAGAATATTTTGCACCTGATTGAATCTGATTCAGGGAACGCAATTAGTCCCTCGGTCAATCTCTTAAAAAATATCGACGAGCAGCTAAAGAAATACAAGGTGACCAAGGATCCGAATGCGGGCAAGGAATTCATCTGCGACCGCCTAATCAAATATTTGACGGCAACGCGGGCAAAGGCAAAAGACAAGAATAAAGAAAGAGAAGCACCACCGACATTGAACAAAGACACGCGCGTTATTGACATTGGTGGTGGAAACGGCAATTTGCTACACTGCTTTGGCGAAAAATTTAACATTCCCAAGGACCACTTGGTGAGCATCGAGAACGGGTCGTTTGAGTACACGTACACCCACGGCGATACAGTCACCTACAAGACGCTGGCGCCCAAGGACGACAACAACATCCTGAATATATCGGACCAGGTTTTCAAGGACGCGGATTATATTTTGTGCATGGTCACGCTGCACCACATGACGGACGAAAATATTCGCAACACCATTCAATTCATTAAAAGCCATATTAAGCGGGGCGGGTACGTGCTAATCAAGGAGCACGATGCAGACAACCAGGACACGAAATGCCTAATTAACTGGGAGCATCATTTGTACCGCCTGATGGAGCACGTAGACGGCCCCATGCCCGACAAGGACATCCAGGATTACGTGGACAATGTGTATATCGGCAACTACAAAGAGGAGGCGTACTTTGACCGCTTGTTTGCATCGGCGGATTTCAAGCTGGTGGCGACTCTGGACCACGTGTTGGATCCGACAAAGACAGGGGCAAAAAAATGGGAAAGAAATCCCACGCAGATGTACTGGAAAGTGTTTCAGTATGCGGCTTAGACAGTTTTTGTGTAGTTTTGTTTATTGTTTTTTATTTCATCGAAAAATGAAATGAATATATATATTTATAGAGGTCTTCCGTAAAAAGGTTGGAATGATAATCATTTTGTATTTTTACAGACGATTTCGCCGCCCTAGATACCCCGCCGCGCTGGTTCCGACCTGGCCGTACGCCGAGTGCGGTTTATAGATGAAATTTTTGCTGTATGTGTAGCACAGCGTATTGGAGCAATTGTTGTACATTTTGTTATACGGGAGCGCCACGCGGTCATACATGGACAAGTAATTGGTGGCGCGGTTGGTGCGATTCGACGGGTAAGATGGGGGGGACATGGTGGTACTTACTTACTTACTTACACTAACGCAATATAATGTTTATTCATGCATCGCTGCATGGTAAAATGAGTCAGCTTAAAATCGGGGTCGCCAACCAGTGTTTTAAACGACTCGTCGGGTATCAAGCATCGGTGCTCCTTGCTATACAGCCCGTGCTCTTTTATGTATTGATTCAATTGTTTCGTGACATCTGGGCGGGACATGGATGTATGCAAGGGAACATTTAAAAAAACGCACAATGCGTCGCTCAATGGCCGCGGCTCCACCATGCCAGATTTCACGTCGCGCTTTATCTTTATCTTTTCCTTTTTTTCGTTCTTTTTTCCCTCTTTTGTCCTTTTCAATTCCTTCACAGTTTGTTTTTCAATTTGTTTGAAAATCAAAGAGAGCTGATTCAGTTGTATTTTAAACAAAGCAATGGTAGCGTTGCATTTTTCAAATTGGTCTGCCAGCAGCGGTTCCATATTTATAAATAATATACAGTTATTTATAAATTCTTTTTCCTTTTTTTCTTTTCTTTTCTTTTTCTTTTCTTTTCTTTTCTTTTCTTTTCTTTTCTTTTCTTTTCTTTTCTTTTCTTTTCTTTTCTTTTCTTTTTTTTGTTAGGTTATGCCTCGTTGGGCGACGGATTGAGTGCCAGTTTCAGCACTCCCATATTGAACACGTCGTATTTGATAACTAGCGGAACGTCGTTGTCCAAATATAATTCGAGTTGGCTGCACAAATCCTTGCACCGCACAAACAGGCTTAAATATTTCAGCGAAAAAACCCCCTGCACGATTTTAGTCATGTCCTCGTCGTCGTCTTGTTCGTTATTTTCCGTATTGTAGGGAATACGATGATCCGTCTCCGACGACATGGTGCCTTTTCCGGTGAAAAAGATTTCGTTTCCCACGCATTTAATTTCCAGGGTTTTAGAAATGTCCGACATGTGCTTGATTATCTTGGTAAATTCGGGGGACGAAAAGGTGCGAATTTTAGAATAGTCCATATCGGGACACTCGTGCTCGTTATTCTCTGGCTCGGCCAATTGAATTTTCTTCACCCTTGTCTTACCGTTGCCCTGACCAACCAAGGTCAAACACGACACCACGCCGTTGGAATAATCTTCGTTTTCAATGCAAATGGTCAACGTTTTTTCCGTATCAAAAGAGTTGATGCATTTAAAAAAATGATCTAATTTAAGCCCAATGACAATCTTTTCCTTTTTGCAAATATAATATTCCAGTTTAGTCGCCTCCATAAATAAATGCACCAAAATAATCATCGTGTTGTCCATCTCCAGCATGTAAAACCCCTCTTTTTTGAAAATAATATTTCCAGACCCCAACATTTCCTTTAAACATGAAAAAAGAGTGCGAATGGGGTTAATTCGAACCGTCTGGAATGCCATGACCACATTGTCTTCGTTGAAAATATACGACATGTTTTTTGTATTATATATTATTTCACCCTTCCCTTTATATGTTTTTTTCATTTATTTGTCTTTATTTTGTCTTTATTTTGTCTTTTATTGGCTTTTTGTGTTTTATTGGACGAATCAATGCTCCTCGGGGACATCTAATCCAGCGATGCGAGAGACACCGTGCAAGAAACTAATGAAAAAACCAATCAAGATGATGAAAAACGCAGCAATGTCGCTGCGAAACACGGCCTGCTTCAAATAAAAGTGGTTGATGATGAGCACCAGAATAAACTGAAGAATAATCAGCAAGAAAGTATCCTGAGTCGGCGTGACAATCTCGTACTTGTCTCCAACCATGACGGCAAATGTCATGAAAAACCAGTCCATCCACGCAAATGGAATCGCCATCTTGTACGCCTCCCACATACTTAAGTTCTTGTAAGGAAGTGTCACATACTGTCCCCACATGGACAAAGATTGCGCTGAAATAAAAAGACCGAAAAATAAAAGGTAATGGGGCAATTTCGAATAATCCATGATGGGTTCTTTTTTTGTCCTTTTTATACCTATATATTTAAATAATTCATATATTAATGAAGCTGGAACTGATTATTTTTGGCATTACCGGCCTGTATATTTACAATACCTTTTACAACAATAAATTTAGCAAATACATCATGTCTTGCAAAAAATACTTTCAAATGGCGGGGATTGCGTTTGCTGCGTATTCCCTTTATGTCATGATTCGCAAAAATCCCACCGATACCAAAAACATGATTTTATACGCCAACCAAGCTGTTAAGCACCTGCCCATTGACAAGTCCGCCATGGACATGCTGACGCCAATTTTTGACTTTACTTCGGGGCAAAATGCGATAGACCAAGGTAATGGCTTTGTAGACACTATGAACCGCAATTTATACGGCGACGAGTACCAGCCTTCTATTTTTTCGCAGCAGCAACAAGGCGGAAATGTTGGGAAAAGGCCCGTAAAACGGTCGGTGAGTGAAACCAAAAAGAAATACGTGGCGTACATGCAAGACTGGAAGTGCGGGGCTTGCGACGCCAAGCTAACACACACATTTGAAATCGACCATAAATTACGCCTGGAACACGGCGGGCAAAACGACGCGAGTAACTTGGTTGCGCTGTGCCGCGAATGCCACGGGCAAAAAACCGCGTCGGAAAATATGTAAATTGGGATTTTGTTTGTTTTTGTATTAAATACATTTTTGTTAGATATAATAATTATGACCCAACTATCTGCAAGCAATTTCGATGAGCGAATTCGTGCGAGTTTAAAAACACTCAATGACCACATGTCAAACGCGTGTCATGTATGCGAGATTGGTTCTATTTAACAAGACATGGATTATGTTAATGCGTTGAGGGAAAAGGGATTCGAGTTTTTACAAAACCATAAAGACGAAAACAGTGGGATTTTTTACAGTACGGAAGTAGACAATAGTAATCCCAAAGAATTCACCTGGATCATGTTAGTGAAACGTGTATTTGGTGTCGAAATAAGTGAAACGTGCGTTTATTGCGGAAAATAAGTTTGTTTATTATTTTTCATCCATTTTTTCGATTAATTCCATCAATATGTCGCCGTGGCATTTTTCTGGCGCACACCAACAGCCCAGCGTCTTGCCTTTTAGCTGCATCAATGCGTCTTTTAGTCTTGTGTCCGTTTCTATTTTGTTTGTAATATATTGCCTGTATTGTTCAATGCATTCATCGCGTGAAACGGTTTTGCTAATTTTATAAGGATTGCACCACATGGAATTATGCGGCGGGTATCGCGCGCCATCTATAAACACTACTCCTCGTCGGCCAATGTATTCGTTTTTTTCGGCGTTGCAACACCACTCATGCAAATTGTTATATTCTGGACGAATGCTTGCAACGTTTACCTTTACGACTTGCATTTTTCAACAAAGATATGTCTGTCGTACGGTTTGTATATTTATTTTTTCATTTTTATTTATCATTTTTTTTGATTTTTTGCCCAGACCATTTCCCAAAAAAATGAAAAACGACTTTAAGAAAATCCCCCATCAATATATACAATGTCGTCGGGGCTTTCGTCCAGCTGTTCGTTCGAGTCGCTCAAACGAAAATGTCAAATAGATAGCAAGGTGATTGACTCGGTGGCGCGACCGATTACCGTCGCGCGCATCCCCGATAAAAAGCTGGGAATATTTGGGGGCAAGTACCACATTCCCGACGAATGTAACGAGGCGTTTTACAATAAATATGTGGATCATGTGTTGTTGCAGAAAAAGAGCGAATACATGACGGAATTGCAGCTAACCGACGGCACCGAGCCGATTTTGATTGACCTGGATTTTCGGTACCCCCTCGATACCGCGGCGCGGCTTTATACCGAAGACCACATCACCAACATCGTGGATTTATATCTAGACGAACTACCCAAGATATTTCAATTCACTGGGAATCAAACCTTTCCCATCTTTGTTTTCGAGCGCGACGACATGTATAAAAAATATAAAAACGAGGACTTGGCCGAGGTCAAGGACGGCATCCACATCATCATTGGCATTCAGATGGCCCATAAATACCAGATGCTGCTGCGCACCAACATGATTGCGGCGGCGGCCGACAAGGATATTTTCACCGACCTGAATTTGGTAAAAGGCTTGGACGACGTGTTTGACGACAAGGTCAGCGCGGGGACTAGCGGGTGGCAAATGTACGGCTCGGCCAAGCCAGGATGTCAACCGTATGCCCTGACGAAATATTTCCAGCTCACCTTTGACGACAACGACGGCCAGTTTCAAATGGACGAGCGAGACGTGTCGCAGTTCTTGTCTCCCGCCAATATTCATCGGAATTTTCAATTATTGCGTGGCCGATATGCCGACCATTTGCGTGTGGATTTAGTTCCCGACATTGACCGAAAGATGGCCAAGAAGGGAATGGGCATCGGGACAAATAAAAGTCGGCACGCTGCCGCAGCCGCAACAACAACGAGAAACGCCGTCGCAAATGCAAGATACGAAAGTAACCTGAATGTATCTGCGATTAGTAACGCGTATGATTTGGATATGGCAGTGGCGGCGCTCCTAAATTCGTTGCAAGCGACCGAGCACGTGGTAAAAGAGGCGCACGAAATCGCCCAGCTGTTGCCTGAGAAATACTACAAAGACGGCGAGTCGCATTTCGACAATCGACTGGTGGCGTTTGCGCTGAAAAACACGGATCCGCGGCTGTTTCTCTCTTGGGTCATGCTTCGCAGCAAAGACGAGCATTTCGACTATGCCGACATTCCTGAACTGCACGAAAAATGGACCAAATATTTCAATGTGCGCGGCGAGAACCATGCCACCATCGAGTCATTAAAGTACTGGGCAAAAAACGATGCACCCGAAGCATATGATGCGTATATACACACGAATTTCGATTACATGTGCGACGATCTGATTATGAATTATACCGACGGTAAAGTCGCGCGGATTTTAAAGCAGCGGTACGGCGACCGCTTTGTATGCTGTGACATTAAAAACAAGACGTTGTATTCGTTCGAGGGCCACCATTGGGTAAAAGACGAGGGAAATACGCTGCGTAAATTGGTTTCCGACGAGTTGCTTCCTATTTTCAACAAAAAGGGGCGCGAGGCATTAAAGGTATATGTTGCGTTGCAAAATGGTGGAGGTGGAGGAAACGACGGTGAAGGCAACGACGACAATGAAATAGACCTGGACGACATTGATTTGACCACGACTGGGAAAAAGGCCAAGGACGAGAGCGACGAAATCAGTAAAATAAAAAAAAGAATGAAAAAGATTGCCGAAGTGTGCAACAAGCTGGACTCGACCTCGACGAAAAACAATAGTTTTGTAGAGGCGCTAGAGTTGTTTTACGACCGCAAATTCAAGACGCTGCTCAACACGAAAAAGTGGCTCATGTGTTTCAACAATGGCGTGGTGGACATTAAGAACAAGCTGTTTCGCCCTGGCCAGCCGTCTGATTATATTTCGCTCACAACCCGAATTGACTACCACCCCATATCATATTATTCGGTGGACTGTAAACTAGAGTACGAGGAACAAATAGCCAGCATCCACACGTTCTTTTCGCAGCTGTTTCCCATTCCCTCGTTGGAGCGGTACATGATGGATCACTTGGCCTCGGTGCTGATTGGCGAGAAAATAGAACAGGTGTTCAACATTTATGTTGGAAGTGGAAGCAACGGCAAATCACTGCTGGTGGAGCTCATGAAGGCGTGCATGGGCGATTACAAGGCATTGGCCCCCATTAACATGATTACAGACAAGCGCACTACCACTGGAAGCGCAACGCCAGAACTCATGTCGCTCAAGGGTGCTCGGTATGCCGTGTTTCAAGAGCCAGAGAAAAATACTCCAGTGAACGAAGGATTTATCAAGGAGCTCTCGGGCGAATCGGACATCACGGGCCGACCGTTGTTTGGCGAGACCGAGACGTTTCCGCTGCAGGTTAATTTCGCGGCGTGCATGAACTCGCTGTTTGACATCAAGGGCGTGGACGATGCGATTTGGAGACGGTTGAAAGTGGTCATGTTCATGTCCAAGTTTGCGGACGAGGGGGAAAAGTTTGACGACGAAACCAAGTACGTGTTTCTCAAAGACAAGACGCTGGGGGGCAAGCTGGGGAACTGGGCGCCGATCTTCATGAGCATGTTGGTGGATCGCGCGTTTGAAAACCAGGGAGTGGTGAAAGACTGCGAAGAGGTGATTCGGTTTACCAACGAGTACCGCCAGAGCCAGGACGCGGTGCAGTGCTTTCTTACCGCCAAGGTGGAGCGGTACGACAAGTGCCAGATTGGCAGCCAAAATTTGTACCGCACGTTCAAGGAATGGTACATGTTCATCTACAACGACAGAAAAATACCAAAATCCGCCGAACTATACAAGGCCATGAACAAAAAATATGGCGACAAAAAGGGCCAGCCCAACAACAAGTGGAACGGAGTGCGTATTATTATGGAAGAGGAAAAGGGGGGCGGTGATAATAATAATATGGCGAATGAAGAAGAGGAGGAAGAGGAAGAAGAAGAAGAGGAAGAGGACGACGATGATGTGAGCGACAAGGTATATGAAATGATTTAATTTGATTTTATTTTATTTAGAATGTTGGGATAATATTTTTTATTTGAAAAATATTGTTATTTATAATAATCATGAACATCCTTGCCCTGGCTTTGCTGACGGGGTTCTTTGGCGACCTGCTGCTCCAAATCGCCACAAAACAGTTTGGGATGGGCGGCCCAAGTGGCTGGGGACTCGGCCCGTACTTTCGGAAACACGGGACCAACGAAGCCATGTGCGTCGCCACAGGCATGATGGGGATGTTTTACGTGGTGTATCTATACGTGCTAAAGCTGCCTTTACGATATGACTATCTGGCTCTGTACGGCGTGGCCTTGGACCTGCTGTTTCGCCAAGCAAATCTGTTTCCGAGTCTTTCGGGGTATTACGCGCACTTGAATTATTTTTGGTCGGCCGTCTGGGGAGCCATTCCCATGGTCATTCCGTTGTTTTTGATTCGCTTCAAGGTTTAATTTCGCGTTTTTGTTTATTAAAGCCGCCACTTTGTTTGAGAAACATGTCGCGCCCCGTGCATGGTTCAGGTGGCGTAAAAGTCCAATATTGGTTTCCCGCAGAATACTGCCTGCTTTTGACCACAATTTCAATCGGCTTTTTTCGTTCGAGTCGTGATTGTTGGGAACACATATGCGAATCACATAATCCATGTTGATGTACAATTCAGTCGGTAATTTTTGATTCTCGAAACACTCTTTGTGGGAGTAATGGTCGCGAATAAGAAGAAAAGAATGGTCCATTTTTATTTTTTGTTAGTATTCCATTTATGTGCGCATTCTTTTTCACATCGAACTAACAAAAAAATGAAATATTATTAATATTTTATTCAATGCAAATACAGCACGTCTTAAAAAAACATGCAACCAAATATAAATAAAAAGCCCAAATTAGTCGTTGTTAGCGGGGCGGGGCTCAGTGCCTCCGCGGGCATTGCCACTTATACCGATACCGTAGCAGGCTCAGGTCTGTGGTCCATCCATAAAATGGAATCCATCTGCGTCAAGGGCAACGAGTTTTCCGACGAAAGCATCGATTTTTACAACAATTTTCACGCCTTGGAAGCAGCTGTAAAACCTTCTTCGGTGCACGCCTTGTTTGCTCGACTCCAATCTCAATACGGCACAGACCGCGTCAAGCTGCACACGCAAAATATTGATACCTTGTTGGAGCGCGCTGGATGTGAGGCAGTGCATCACGTGCATGGCAACATTTCCGAGCACAAATGCGCCAATTGCGGGACCGTGATTTCTTCGGAGCAAAAGGTTGGAATGATGTTCCCGAGGTCATCGGAGCAAAAGGTTGGAATGATGTTCCCGAGGTCATCGGAGCAAAAGGTTGGAATGATAACTCGAAATCTTGGCAAAAAGTGTTGCCCCGAGCAAAGAATGCGGCGGAACGTGGTATTTTACGGCGAAAGAGGGTATTATGCGAAAATGGTGGATGACTTGTTGGATTTAGAGCCGCAAGACGTGTTTATGCTCATCGGGACGTCGTGCAAGGCGATTAATGCGGATATGTATGTGCGGTCGCTAACATGCCGCAAAATATACGTGAATCTGGCGATTGAAAAAGAGGTGAAAATCGAAAAATATGAAAAGGTTGTACTTGGAAAAGCCGAGGATAACTTGGAAGAAATCGAAGCGTTTGTTCTTCAGGTATTACAATAATGTTTTTATAGAGATTGGTGCGTTAAAATAATGATAGCATCATTAATCCGTCTTCACTTGATGGTAGCGTCTTGAATCCGAGTGTTTTATAAAAATCAATGGCTCTTTTGTTAGTGCTGGGTCTGGCGACCCGTAAATAAACATTCCGTTTTTTCACACTCGCTAAATATTGCATGACTTTGTCAAACAGTTCGCGAGTTGCGCCTGGAACACGGTTGGTTTTGCTCGAGCACAACAACATAATTTCTGCGGTTTCATTCGTATTTGTTAGGTTGGTATTATTTGTCACGGGCAAGTTTTCGTTGCCATTTAGGTCAACACATAGAACGGACGATATTTTTTTTGAAACAGGGTCGCGGCAAAAAAATCCCATGTTGCCTTCGTATTCAAGAACGTCGTAAGTCATTGCTTCCAGATCGGGTGAAATGTAATCCGTGTCGCACAGCTGCAGGTTTTCCAGCATCTCGCGGTATTCATCGAAATTATTGTGGTCAACCACAAATATCTCGCACTTGGGTTTATCATTATTTCCGCCTTTTTTCGTCCTTTTTTTTATTTTGCGTCTTGTTCTTTTCTTTTTATTTCCATGTTTTCTTTTAGTATTTTGTTTTTTGTTAGGTCGACCCATTTATATACATAATTATTTTATCGAAAAAACAACTTGAATACATTTTCGCAAGTAGTATAACTGCATTACTCGCCAACAAATCAAATACACCATGGATGCATTAAACACAAAGCTAACCCCCAAAGGCTACATGGTACTGAAAAGCGAATTGTCGTTGGAAAAGCAGCAGTGGATTCGCAAGCAGCTCACCGTCAAGCCGTGCACCCCTGGCGCGCCCGTGCAGTCCGCTTCCACCTTTTCCGCGTGGCGAGAAAACACGACCAAGATGTATCTGCCGCGGTATTTCGGGGAAAAGCATTTCGGCATCGCCGCGGCCAGTAGCTTGCCTGCGGGAGATGCTGTTTCTTTAGAATTCTGCGGAAAGCTGCGCGACTACCAGCAGCCCGTCGTGGACCAGTTTTTGGCCTATGTGCGCGACGTGGAAAAGGGCGGTAAAACAGCGGGGCGCGGCGGGCTTTTGGACCTGTATCCCGCGTGGGGCAAAACATCCAGCGGCCTGAATATCGTGAGCCAGCTGGGCGTCAAGACGCTGGTGATTGTCGGCAAGGAGTTTCTCATGAACCAGTGGATCGAGCGCATCGACCAGTTTTTGCCTGGGGCGCGCATCGGGAAAATCCAAGGGCCGATTATCGACATTGAAGACAAGGACATTGTTTTGGTCATGTTGCAGTCTTTGGTGAGCAAAACCAAGAATTATCCCCCCGAGCTGTTTCAGTCGTTTGGCCTGACGATTCTGGACGAGGTGCACCACGTATCCAGCGAATCTTTTTCTAGGTCGCTTTTTTCCATCGTGACGCGGTACATGCTTGGCCTTTCGGGAACAATGGAGCGCAAAGACGGCACTACCGATATTTTCAAGATGTTTCTGGGCGAAGTCGTGCATCGCGCCAAGCGGCCGCAAAACGACATGGCGGTGGAAGTGCGAAAGATGACGTACGTGTCCCACGATGCCGACTACGAGGAGGTCATTTTGGACTTTCGCGGAAAACCCCAAATCAGCTCCATGATTGCGAAAATGTGCCAGTACAATCCGCGCACCGAGTTTGTTCTGACTGTGCTTGGCGATTTCATTCGGACCGAATCTGCTTTAGATGCAACGTGTTTTGTCGGAACAGAAAGAAAACACGAGATTTGCTCGCAATGCAAGCGCCCCGAGATTTATCCCATGCAAACCACTTGCTGCTCAGAAATTAGCAAGGCGAAAAAGGCAAAGAATTTGTTGAACAATAAAAAAGAATACCGTTGCTTGGCTTGCTGGGAAGAATACACGCGCGCTTGGGAAAACAATTATCGCAGCGAATGGGTCACGTGTCCTCGTACCAAGAAAAGGGTGGAGAACCGAATTTACCCCAACGGAAAACAGGTCAAGTGCCCCTGCTGTCAAAAGAAGCTGAAATACGAGCAAAAGTACGAGGACGACGGGCGCGTGAAACCATTTACGCAGTTGCAGACCATTGTGTTTTCGCATAATCTAAACGTGCTGCGTTATATGTACCGCAAAATTGTCATGACCAACATGTGCTCCGTGGGAATGTACGTGGGCGGCATGAAGCCTGACGATCTAAAAAAGAGCGAAAGCAAACACGTGATTTTAGCGACCTATTCGATGGCTGCAGAAGGACTGGATATTCCGTCTTTGAATGCAGAGTTTTTAATCACACCCAAGTCGGACATTGAGCAGGTGGCTGCCCGCATTTTGCGGGCGAAACATTCCATTACAAGTCCCATTGTGATTGATTTCGTGGATACACACGCGAATTTCAAACGGCAGTGGCTGAAACGACGGAAATATTACAAAGAAAATGGCTATACCATTGTGGAATCAAACAGCGATAATTACGGAAAAAAGAGTGCATCTGCTTCTGCTGCAGAAGAGGATGACGATGAATTTAGTGGAGATGACTTTAATGGAGATGACTTTAGCGACGACGACGACGAGGATTCGTCCAACACAGGAAAAGGAGCAAACCATGGGCTGCTAAAAGGCGTTTGTTTATTCAAGAATTTACACCTTTGCACATTTAAAACGCCGAATTAACGATGAAAAAAATAATGCAAAAATGCAAAATCAACAGTAGGAATTTCACCTACGATGGTCTAACTTTTTCCTCTTCTTTTTTATTATTTGATGAGGTGAAAGACGGAATATTCATAACTTGTGAAAATGCGGACGGACGTTCTTGTTTTTCTATCCACCATTTTGTTAAGTTCATTATATTGATGGAGGAATTCGCATCTCGGGTTCTAAACACGGTTTGTTTGACTTGATGTCTCACGCAGTTAGAACAGACCAAAAGACGAAATTGCTTCTCTCCATTTTTATGTTTGTAGTATTCCAAGTTATTATGACACTCACAGCATTTTTTACTTGTATTACATTCGTTTATTGTTATGGTATCGTATTTCGTATGGATTTGTTTTCTCAATCCTTTATTCATTGTCGGCATAAAATGCTTCATTTGAGTGCTTCTACTCCAATTTCCATATCCAATTAGGATATTTTCACCAAAAGTTTCTTTGATTTTATTCAGGAATGTATCTATACTTTTCTTGCCATAACTATATTGGCGGAACTTCATTTTCCTCCATACATCACGTTTATAAAATTCAGTTGTTTTTTTATTTAGTTTATCCTTTTCAACCAAATATATTTTGAACCTTTCATAATCTACGGATTTACTATTTTGAAAAGATAAATCAGTCTCTTTTTCCGCAATGTTGTTTCGTTTTTTTTCTACCAATAGTATTCTCTGGTTTGTTTTGGCTTTACTTTCATGTTTTCGTTGAGGTGCAGTATATTCCAGTTTATTCCCTTTATTATCCATCATATATACCAGCGAACGCTTTCCAGGGTCACAACCCACTATATTACGTGGTTCTAACTCTTTCAGTTGTTCTATGGATAAATCTTCAATATTATAAAAGTCTTGTTCTGGAAGAGTTGGAACTTTGCTTCCCCATTTTTTATCTTTTAAATCCTCACGAATAAATAATAAAGAACAACTAATTCCGTCTGTTTGTATTTGGTGATAAAATTGATAATGTTTGTTTTTGAATATCTTATGGTTTAAATCTAAAAAACCATTCCAAACATCATGCTGATTATCTTTTATATTTTTAAGTAATTCTCCTTTCTTAATTTTATTTCCTTCTGCATCTGTTTCGGGACAAAATAAACTGACTAAACAAGCCGTATCCAATAAAATATGCTTTGGGATAATATTATTACGAAGTGGTAATGGTTGAAACAATTTATTTTCCTGTTTTTCTAAAATAGAATTCATATACAACATTCCTTTCAAATAATCAAATGGTTTTATTTTCACATCATAATGGATAGATTTTTTTATGTTATTTGGAACAATATTAGGCAAGTGAGTAAGTTTCCATTCATGAAACATAACATCCGTTTCCTCTTCACAATTTAATAATTGCCTTTTGAACTTGAATAAAATGCCTTTATCTTCGGTTATTTCTTTGGTGGTTTTATTGATAAACCTTAAAAAATGTTGAACAAAATGCTCTTGGGTATTATTGGATAAAGACGTATACACTTGCGTGGCTAAATAAGGCAACATAAACGTGGTATTTTTCAAATTAGTTTTTGTATGATTAAGCAATGGTTGATATTCGGTTTGATAAAAAATATCTAAGGTTTCTAAAAGTTCAGCATCTTTACATTTTTTTCCTCTATTATCACGAACTCCTAATGTTTTGATACAATACAAAATAAAAGTTTCATCAATAATAGGTAAGGATTGATTATTGCTATAAATATTCAAAATATACAATCGGATGAATTGGTAGGTATGAATTATTAAATCATTAATTTCAAAGACTAAATTATTTACCGCTGGTTGAACTAAATCACGATTATGCAAAATAGATTTGAGTGGAATTTTAATGGTAGTATATGCGGATTTTTTATTATTCCTAAACTCCTGGAATTCGTTCTTGATTTTTTTCTTTTTGACCATTCTTATTATATTCCCTCAATATAATAATTATATAAGATTTAACGCATTATTTTATATATTTTCCTCAATATTTCCATTTTTTTTTAGTTTGTCCTTTTTATTTAAATATGCAGTTCTTGCATACTCTTTCTTTTTTTCGGGGGAAATTTTATATGTATAATTTGTTTTTTGCTTATATTCTTTATTTTTTTGTAACACTTCTTCCTTATGATTGTCGTAATAAATTTTACTTCTTGATGGTGCGGTATATTTTTTAAGATGTTCCTTAGTTTCAATTAACTCATTTTTAATTATTTTTAATTCGTCTTCGGTTGATTTTAATTTTACCAATAATTCTATGTTATTCATTTGGGTTATTATAAGATATACTTATAAATTATTTATGATTAAAAATCGGCGTTTTAAATGTGCAAAGGTGTAAAAAAATAATATTTATGCTACTGTGCTACATCGTTTACATTATGTTTCTCTAGAATGCACAGATATATTTATCAATACCATCATCAATATAGACACACAAACCAATAATACACCCATTATGAATCCTTTAATCCCAGTGATTATTTTGTAGTTTTGTTCCTTTTGCTTGTACGAGTGATCGACCTGGTTGAAATGATGTGCTATCATTTCCGCACTCTTGTCGTCGACAATGTGCCACTTGTTCATCATACAAATCCCGCAGTATTTTTTTCTATTTTTTTCATCGCCATCTACGGTGATGGTATATCTTGGCTGTGTAGTGAATTCTTCAAACTCATTTTGAGAGTCTCCGCATTCTTCCCATGTGACTCGCAGTGTACAATCCATGGTTGCGTCTGCCCCCTGGACATTTACTGTAAATTTTGCAGTGAGATTCACTTCCCATTCGGGCCAACATGGGTTTAATTCCTGCGAAGAATGAATCAGTGTTAGTTCTGGATGCTCGGCAATAAACTCGGCCAGCACGGTGGCTGTGTATTTCGTGTTAAGCTCAAATACCATTATTTTTCGTGTGAAATATATCTGGACAAATATATTTCATTTTTTTATTTTGATGGGATTTTGCGAAAAACAAGTAAAGAGTGCATGTGTGTTAATATTTATTTTACAAAAAATGAAATATTAATATTGTTTCCAAATGCACTAAGTAATGGAAGCTGTTTATATTATTCATTTGCGCGAGTTTATCAATGCGGGGCAAAGCGTCTACAAAATCGGAAGAACTTCGCAGCCATACATAAAGCGTGCAAGTTCCTATCCCAAGGGAAGCGACTTGAAATTTCAAATGAGCGTCATCAATTCGCACAAGGTGGAAACTCAAATAATTCGTATTTTCGAGCAAGAATTCATACGAAGACGTGATTTTGGGTCGGAATATTTCGAAGGAAACATTGACGACATGGGTCAAAGGCTGCTGGACATTGCAAAACAGTGCAACAAGGACGAACACAAAGAAATCAATGACCTAAAGGACGAAATCAATGAGCTAAAAGAAGAAATCCACGAGCTGAAAAACATCAAGATGCGGGAAATTGGCGATAAATTCCAGGAAGACATACAACGCATCACGCGAGCTAAATTAATGAGTTCGAAATCAAATGTTGCAGATGATGCATCGGTTGATGCACCAACAATTGGAAAAGCCAATAGAACCTGTAATGTCTGTAAAAAAAAATTCGGAACTAATGCAAACTATAACTTTCATATTAACCGTCAAATTCCATGTTTGTCGCCAGAATTAATGGCCAATATCCCACCTTTGATTAAAAATTTCAAATGCGACCGATGTAACGCATGCTTTCAAACAAATTATAAATTAACGGCCCATTTGAACCGTAAATTTACCTGTGTACCTAAACATACATCTGAAGACATTCCAATTAATTTATTAGCACAATTACACCAGCACCAAATGAAAATTCAACAATTGGAAAATCAGTTGCATCAATAATCCTGTATTTGCTCCCAAAACTCCATGGATCTAATTTCCATGGATTTTACTTGGTTTTCGTTTTTCACATCCATTTTTTTCCAGGGTCGACCAAATGGTCAATCCCCCCGCGGTTTGCAGTGCCTAATAAAAATAATTACAGTTGAAAATGAAAGTATAACAAAATAATTTGTGATGTAAATACGTCACAAATTATTGGAAGATAATCGGGTATAATTACAATGCCTTTTTTATCGACATTGTGGAGGCATCATTACCTATTTTGTATTTTTCATAAACAAATGGAGTATAAAATCATAATTTGATTTCAAAATTACGTGCCATGAAAATTCTTTGGATTTTACTTGGTTTTCGTTTTTCACATCCATTTTTTTCCAGGGTCGACCAAATGGTCAATCCCCCCGCGGTTTGCAGTGCCTAATAAAAATAATTACAGTTGAAAATGAAAGTATAACAAAATAATTTGTGATGTAAATACGTCACAAATTATTGGAAGATAATCGGGTATAATTACAATGCCTTTTTTATCGGCATTATCGGGGTATTGTCCCAATACCATCGGATAATGTCCCATTATTTTGAATATATTACATTGTCGAATAATAGATATTGTTGAGATAATGTTAAGGAATGTAGGTTAATGTAAAAATAATATAATAACATATTTATTATATTTAAATAATGGTCGCAAGTGATAAAAGTTGTCCAATATGTCGGAAAACATTTACTTCGGATGCAAATTTAAAATTTCACACAAACCGTCAGACACCATGTGTTGCATTCGACTCTGTTGAACCCATACCTTTAATTAAAAATTTCAAATGCAATCGATGTGAAGTATGTTTTCAAAGTAATTATAAATTAACAAGTCATTTGAATCGGAAAACACCATGTGCTATTAAAGATCCTCAACCAGAAGAAATTGAACTGCGTTTATTGTTTGACCAATTGCAGCACGAAAACCAGCAGCAAAAACAAAGAATAGACCAATTGGAAATGAAAGCTATGTCCACGGTTACAAATAACAACAACAACATCCAAAATAATATCAATAGCAACAATACCATCAATATCAATGTGTATGGAAAAGAAGACATGTCACACATCAGCGATGCAATGTATAGGAATTGCTTCAGAAGGGTGACTAAATCTGTCGAACATTTATTCGACATGAAGCATTTTTCTAAAAATATGCCAAACAATCATAATCTGTACATAAGCAATTTGCGGGACGTATATATGATGATTTACGAGGCAGGTCAATGGAATAAAGTAAACAGAGAAGATGCAATGGACAACATATATGACGACCTTAAGGAGAATTTAGAGGACGCAATGAATATGATGCGGGACAAAAACACCCTGGACATATCGCTGGATAATCTATTTGCTCCTTTTGTGGAAGACGGCATGGACGAAGAAAAAGAACAGCGAATCAAAAAAATGTCGTGCGACCTCATGGCGTGCATGGCCTACAACAATCGGCATTTCCCGACGAAAATAAAAGGGGACATGGACCGAGAAATAAAACGGAAACTACAAGGGTAGGTTGGTTAGCTGTTTATTGATATATACCTCTAATTGTTTTTTGTTTAACTTTTCAACGGGTTCGTCGACGTAATAAATGGTTGAATTAGCAATGGCTTGGTCGTAATCTAATTTACCACCATGATTGGTTTCATTATTTAAGTCTGCAAGTCTGCTATACCTGTCAATTTTGGCACTGTTTGACTTGTTTGGACATATATTTGGGACAAATAAGTAAAAAACATGAATACAAATATACACCATTTTTAAACCTATGCATTTGTGTCGGCATATGCATCTCTGGTTTTATTTTTGTGAGCAAATTCGATAAAATCATATTCTTTGACTTTACGGTCTGATTTTAAATGTTGAATTACATCAGCCAAGTCACACATACGTAGTTCTGGCTTGTCTTTATGCAAGCCACCCCATATAACTCTAGCCATGTACTTGTATTGTTCATTAAGACTGCTTTCTTCTAGAACGACCCATCTTGTTTCGATGTAACGTTCCGATTCTTTTTTCTGCTCTTTGGTAAATGATTTTTTGGTGGCTTTAATGTCGCGCAATTCTGCTTCCAGGGTGCGAATCCAGTGAGTCATTAAAAATTTCATTTCAGATAGAGGCATTTCTTGAGCTGATTGCATTTTTCGTGATTTAGTTTTCGGTTGATTGGTTGTCTTATTTGAATCACAGCGTCCCGTCTTTTTATTTCGTCTGGTTGTATTTTTGCACCGTTTTAATTTCATTTTTATTTTAATACAATATTTTTACACACGTTACATAATCGATGCCGCAGCATTCACCACGATTTTCGCCTCGATGCGGCTGCGTCGCTCCTTGTACTCGGCGTACGAAATGGCTTTAGCGGGGACATCGACCGCATTGGAATCGGGCCTTATCTCTTTTCCTTGGGCATCCAATTTGTTGGCCTTTTTCAAGGCGCTGTCGACGTAAATCTTCTTCAGAATCTCGCCGACTTTCATGGACGCCTCGTTTTGGTCCAGCTTGCCGTTTTCAATCAGCTCGAGCGTATCGATAAAGGTGAAGAGCATCTTCATGTCCATTTCGCTTTTGCGGATTTTATTATACAAATCGGTGTAGTAGGTGCACAGGAAGGAGCAGTCGGTGATGGCCATGATGGCCACGTCCTCGGGCGCTTCGTTGGCCATGAGGTTTTGCAATGTCTGAATGTCGCGGCGAAAGAGGTGGCTGTGCTTGAGCTCGCGAATCAGATCGGTCTGGTCCACAAACGTGTCCTTGTTGGCGTTAATCATTTCGCCCAACTTGAGCTTTTGGTTTGCGTTCATTTTGTCCGATTCCATTTTACTTGGTTCTATTATTTTTATTATCGAGATTTTACTATATTGTTTTTTTGTATTTTTTGATAACTCAACACTTTTTTTATTTTTTAATTTAGGGCGTTTGTTACGATTGATACATTTTGAGGACCTGTGTTATAATATGATTCGGTTGCTAAATTTAATGAACTAGATTGACCGAGGTTAGTGTCGTATTTATTTATGATTATTTGACTTGGTACAATAATTGCACCAACCTTTGGGTTTCCTGCAATGCCATAAACATTGTCAAATAGTTGGTCTGTAGCATCAAACCAAGTAATTCCATCATATGAATATACTGTTTTTGCACCTGTTCCAGAAGCACCTGCAATCCATTTAGTCCCATTCCATGCAACTGCTATACCAATAGGGCCAAAAACATTTGTTCCGACACTGGTCCAATTAAGACCATCTGCTGAATATTTAATTGCATTATTTGCATTACTGTCTTCACCAACCACAACCCATAAATAACCATTCCATGCTACACCACTTCCCCTATTACTAAATTGAGCACTACCCACATCACTCCAAGTTACACCATCAGTTGAAGTCACAATTGTTGTGCCTGTACCTTTTCCAACTGCAACCCACAAACTTCCACTCCATGCAACTCCATAACCAGCCGTGTCAAGTATCAAAGCTGTTCCTATGTTAGTCCAACTAATACCATCTGTTGAATATGCAATATTTGTGGCAGTACCCTGACCAACTGCGACCCACATATTACCATTCCATGCAACTCCATTGCCTTTAGTAGAAAATGGGCCGACAACACTGGTCCAAGTTAATCCGTCAGTCGAATACGCAATACTATTGGTGGTATCTTGACTGGTATCTTGACCAACTGCGACCCACATTAATCCATTCCATGCGACACCATTGCATGTAGTAGAAAAAATTAATCCCAAACTAGTCCAAGTAATTCCATCATATGAATATGCCATGGTATGAGTTGTACCTGTGCCACCTGCAATCCACATTGTGCCATTCCATGCGACACAACGTCCACGAGTGCTAAATAATGAACGATTAACAACTGTCCATTTAATCCCATCATTTGAATATGCAATACGGTCATCATTAGTATTTTCCCCAACGGCAATGGTTGGTTGTTGAATTTTAATTTGCGCCAATTGATTTCCATTCCATGCAATGCCAACTCCTCCTGTGCCAAATGGTTGGTCACTTGCATCAAACCAAGTTAGACCATCATATGAATATGCTATTTTATGACCGCCTCCATCTCCAACTGCAACCCATCGCACTCCATTCCATGCAATGCCACGACCGCGGCTGCCAACTATACTAGTTCCTAATCCAATCCATGTTGTACCATCATATGAATAAGCAATGCTATTGGTTCCTACCCCTTGTCCAACAGCAACCCACAGGCTTCCATTCCATGCAACTCCCCAACTATGGTCAAACACAGTCGCACTATCTCCAGTTACACCCGTCCAAGTGATTCCATCGGATGATGTAGCAATTTCATTTGTACCCGAACCAACAGCAACCCAGATTGCTCCATTCCATGCAATACCTCTGCCAGCAGTAGAAAATGTTGTGTTGTCAATGCCAGTCCAACTAATACCGTTGGTTGAGGTTGCTATGGTATATGCGGTACCATGTCCAACCGCAACCCACATGCTTCCATTCCATGCAATGCCCATGCCAGCTGTATCAAACATGGTCGTGTTGTCAATGCCAGTCCAAGTTAATCCATCCGATGAATACGCAATGCTATTTGTTCCTTCTCCAACTGCAACCCATACACTTCCATTCCATGCAATGCCATGACCAATAGTACTAAATATACTGGTTCCAGTGATACCAGTCCAAGTGATTCCATCATATGAATAAGCAATGCTATTGGTTCCTTGTCCAACTGCAACCCATATGCTTCCATTCCATGCAACTCCTGAACATTGGATTGAAAAAGTAGCTGTGCCCAAACCAGTCCAAGTGATTCCATTTGCCGAATATGCAATGCTGTTGTTACCACTGCCACCTGCCACCATACGATTAGTTGGAAATATTATTTGTTGGCTACGTTTTGTATTTGATGCAACGCTTGTACCAGTTTGTGTTAATGCGGCTTTGCCTAATCCAGTCCAATTAATTCCATCATATGAATATGCCATGGTATTAACAGTACCATTACCAACCGCAACCCATTTTGTTCCATTCCATGTAATGCCAAGACCACTGCTAAATGGACCAGTTTCCAGTCCAGTCCAATTAATGCCGTCGTATGAATACGCAATGCTATTTGTTGCATTTCCAACTGCAATCCACATCAATCCATTCCATGCAATTCCAATGCCTACATTTGAAAATGGACCAACAATTCCAGTCCAAGTTAATCCATCCGATGAATATGCAATGGTATATGTTCCTTGTCCAACCGCAACCCACATAGTTCCATTCCATGCAACACTGCGACAACTTGTTGTAAATGGACATGTTTGATTGGTCCAATTAATCCCATCTAAAGAAGTTGCAATATTATTAGCAACAACCGTGTCAACACCAACAGCAACCCATAGACTTCCATTCCATGCAACACCATAGCCTTGCTCACTAAATATACCAGTACCAGTCACACCAGTCCAATTAATACCATCATAAGAATATGCAATGTGGTGACTTCCTCCTTTGCCAACCGCAACCCACATACTACCATTCCACGCAATTCCTTTTCCAGAAGTGCTAAATATGGGACCTAAACCGACCCAAGTACTACCATCATAAGAATATGCAATGCTATTATTTCCTTTGCCAACCGCAACCCACATGGTACCATTCCATGCAACTCCATTACCAGCCGTAGAAAACAATGAATTATCAAATCCAACCCAATCTATGCCATCTGATGAAGTTACCATTGTATTTGTACCTGTGCCTACCGCAATCATGCGATTTGGCACGGATGGACCGAATGTAAATATTTGCTCATTATTTACAAACATATCTAATTTAGCCGCAACATCAGTGTCAGCTATGGTTACGTCTGACTTATATGTTACAATTTGCTTTGTATTGGTAACATTACCAAATGTGAACTGAGTATAGTTGGAGTCGTATACGTTTTGATTAGTATTAGCACTAGTTTCTATTGGCACTCCATCAACTTCACTTCCAGCTGGCAAGTTGATTGCTGAACCATCACTAATTATACGTGCGTTTCCCACCTTAACAATGACAGCAGTTATTTTTGATGTCATTTTAATATTATTTAATATTTTAATATTATTTAATATTTTATAATTGATTGATTTGCATTTATGATTGATTTGCTTTATAATGGATTTGTTGTTATAATAACAGATGCAGTTTGAGGCTTATTGTTATAATAAGCGTCTGTTGCCAAGTCTAATGTATTGGTTTTGCCAACACCATAATTATTCAAAACTAATTGGCTCGCAACAACTGGATACGTTTTTTTCGAATTTGTAGCAACACCATAACTAGTGGTTAATTCATTATTTTCACTGGTAAACCAATTGGCACCATTGTATGAATATGCATTGTCCGAACCTCCAACGGCTATCCATCTGGTTCCATTCCATGCAATACTGCGACCAACATTCAACGAAGTTGGTGTGTAAGTGGTCCAATTGCCAATAGTTCCATTATCGTCTGTAAAACGTGCAACGGTCGTGTTGCCTTCACCAACTACAATGAAATACAGTCCATTCCACGCAACGCCATATCCAGTAGTCAATGTCGCACTTGCTCCTGTCCAAGAAATGCCATCCGACGAATACGCAATGCTGTTTGTTCCTGCACCAACCGCAATCCAAGTAGTGCCATTCCACGCAACACCATATCCAGTAGTCAATGTCGCACTTGCTCCTGTCCAAGAAATGCCATCCGACGAATACGCAATGCTGTTTGTTCCTGCACCAACCGCAACCCACATGCTTTCATTCCAGGCAACACCATATCCAGTGGTAAATATACCAAGTCCAAGTCCAGTCCAAGTAATTCCATCGGTGGATGTTGCCATTGTATTAGTGCCCTCCCCAACTGCAATCCATATTGTTCCATTCCACGCAACACCATATCCAGTGGTAAATATACCAAGTCCAAGTCCAGTCCAAGCAATACCATCATATGAATATGCCATGCTATTGGAAGCACCAATACCAACCGAAATCCACATGGTTCCATTCCAAGCACTTCCATATCCAGTTGTAAAGGTGCTTTTGCCCAATCCAGTCCATTTAATTCCATCTGTCGAATATGCCATACTATGAACAGTGCCAGTACCAACTGCAATGGTTGGCTGTTGAATATTAATTTGAGCAGGAGTATTTTTACTCCACGCAATGCCATTTCCAACTACAGAAAATATACTAGTTCCAGTTCCCAACCCTGTCCAATCAAGACCATTTGGTGAATATGCAATTTTATTAGTTCCCTTGCCAACTGCAACCCACATGGTTCCATTCCATGAAATACCACGACCTCCCCCAGAGTTATCAAATATTGTGGTGCCAGTTATACCGGTCCAAGTAAAACCATCGTACGAATATGCAATAGCATTAGTTCCCTTGCCAACTGTAACCCACATGGTTCCATTCCATGCAATAGCATTGCCTTGATTATTGTCACCAAATGCAGTGCTAATTATACCAGTCCAAGTAAGACCATCGTATGAATATGCAAACTGATATGCACTACCTCTGCCAACTGCGACCCACATATTTCCATTCCAAGCAAATCCGTTGACGTCTTCTTGAATGTCCATTTTAGATGAAGCTGGTGTCCAATTTACACCATCGTACGAATACGCCCAATTGCCAGGACTACTATTTCCACCTGCAAGCCATATGCTTTCATTGCATGCAAGTGACCAGCATGAGTTTAACACTCTGCCTGAACCAACCCAATTGAGACCATCATATGAATATGCAATAGTATTACTTGAGTCACTATCACTAGTATTGCCGCCTATTACCCACATGGTTCCATTCCATGCTACTGCACTTACATAACTTGTAATCTTACAAACGCTGCCAATTATTCCAGTCCATTCTATGCCGTTGTATGAATATGCAAGAGTGACTGTAGTTGGACTGTTGGTAGTTTCACCACCCACAATCCACATGCTTCCATTAAAAGCAACACATTTAGCTCTGTTGGAAAATAATACATCACTGTCAACCACATTTGTCCAAGTTGTACCATTGGTTGAATATGCAATCGTATTATTACTTTCACCAACTGCAACCATACGATTAGCTGGAAATGTTATTTGGTGCTTGCGTTTTGTATTTGACGCAACTCCATATCCAACACCTGAAAAAATATCATCCTCTAACCCAATCCAATCAATACCATTGTAAGAATATCCTATTGTATGAACCGAACCATTTCCAACTGCAACCCACATAGTTCCAGTCCATGTGGCCCCGTAACCACTTACAGAAAATAAGTTAACATTGCTTATACTTGTCCAAGTAATGGCATCGTATGAATAGGCCATACTATCTGTACCTAATAATCCAGTTATAATCCACATGGTTCCATTCCACGTGATACTGCGAATGTTATCTGTACTCACAGGAATTCCTAACCCAGTCCAAGTAATACCATCATACGAAAACGCCATGCAATCAACACTCCCATCAGTGTCGCCAACTGCAACCCACATTGTTCCATTCCATGCAACTCCAAAACAATTTCCATTAAAAGCCGTGTCGCCTAATGCGGAAACCCAGTTTAAACCATCATATGAATAATATAGTGTTGATCCGCTGGGCGTATCCGCCTCGCCACCAGCAACCCATACAGTTCCATTCCATGCAATAGCAAACGCATTATTCCAAGCAAACGAACCATATGAAATGGCATTCCAATTAATCCCATCATATGACCAGGTTGCTGTGTTATCACTACCCTCACCAAATGCAACCCACATGGTTCCATTCCACGCAATTGCGTTGCATCTGTATGTAATCATTGACGTTCCTAAGCCAATCCAAGTGATGCCATCATATGAATACGCCATGGTGTTTGAACCGCCATCGCCACCTGCGACCCACAGGCTTCCGTTCCATGCAACCGTGCGGCCAGAAGTACTAAATATGGTTTTTTTTAAACCACTCCAAGTAAGGCCGTCATTAGAATAAGCAATCGTATTTGTCCCTTCGCCAACTGCAACCATGCGGTTAGGCACAGATGGACCAAATGTAAATATTTGCCCATTGTCGACGGAGTTATCTAGTTCAGATACAATGTTAGCATCCGATAAAGTAACTGGCGCAGCGTATAATATGCTTTTTTTTGTATTGGTCACATTTCTAAATGAAAACTGAGCAAAATCAGAATCATAAACTGACGAGTTAGACCCAATTGCTACGCCATCAACTTCGCTTCCAGCAGGCAAGTTAATCGTTGTTCCGCTACTAGTTATAAGAGCATCTCTAACACTTATAATACTTGCTGAAATTTGCGATGTCATTTATAATTGTTAAATATTTAATATTTAATAATTAAAATTGTTTGTAATTACTTGCATTTTTCTTACATAAAACTGATGTAAAACATGTAAAATACTAATTTATAATTGTGCATTTGTAGTGATGGATACATTTTGAGAACCAGCATTGTAATACGACTCAGTCACCAAGTCCAATTGATTTGTTTGATTTATACCATAATTATTTATGACCAATTGGCTTGGCACAATAGTCGCACCAATTTTAGGGTTTCCTGCAATGCCAATTCCTCCGGTGGTAAATGGTTGGTCGCTCGCATCAAACCAAGTTAGACCATCATATGAATATGCTATTTTATGACCGCCTCCATCTCCAACTGCAACCCATCGCACTCCATTCCATGCAATGCCACGACCGCGGCTGCCAACTATACTAGTTCCTAATCCAATCCATGTTGTACCATCATATGAATAAGCAATGCTATTTGTTCCTTGTCCGACAGCAACCCACAGGCTTCCATTCCATGCAACTCCCCAACTATGGTCAAACACAGTCGCACTACCTCCAGTTACACCTGTCCAAGTAATTCCATCGGATGATGTAGCAATTTCATTGGTCCCTGAACCAACAGCAACCCAGATTGCCCCATTCCATGCAATACCTCTGCCAGCAGTAGAAAATGTTGTGTTGTCAATACCAGTCCAACTGATACCGTTGGTAGAGGTTGCTATGGTATATGCGGTACCATGTCCAACCGCAACCCACATGCTTCCATTCCATGCAATGCCCATGCCAGCTGTATCAAACATGGTCGTGGAAAGTATGCCAGTCCAAGAAATCCCATTTGACGAATATGCAATGCTATTGGTTCCTTCTCCAACTGCAACCCATATACTTCCATTCCATGCAATGCCACGACCAATAGTACTAAATATACTGGTTCCAGTGATACCAGTCCAAGAAATACCATCATATGAATATGCCATGCTATTGGTTCCTTGTCCAACTGCAACCCACATGCTTCCATTCCATGCAACTCCTGAACATTGGCTTGAAAAAGTAGCTGTGCCCAAACCAGTCCAAGTGATACCATCTGTCGAATATGCAATACTGTTGGTACCACTGCCAACAGCAATCATTGGTTGTTGAATTTTAATTTGTGCAGACTGGTCACCATTCCATGCAATGGATACGCCAAAGTCTGTGTCGGCACTTCCATTTGTCCAATTAATGCCGTCTGACGAGTATGCAACAGACGTTGTTGCGCCATTTCCAACTGCAACCCACAATGTTCCATTCCAGACAATACCGTTGCCACCGTTTGACAAGTAAGTTCTTCTCACACCAGTCCAATTAATTCCATCATATGAGTATGCAATATTACGGTTGCCAGAGCCAACAGCAACCCATAAACTCCCATTCCATGCAATGCCGTTGCCAGATGTTGAAAATATGGCGGTTGTTGTTATACCAATCCAAGTTATTCCATCGTATGAATACGCAATGCTATTCGTTCCTACACCAACCGCAACCCACATAAATCCATTCCATGCAATATCGTTGCCAGTAGTAAATGGACCTGTAATACTAGTCCAAGTGATTCCATTGGTTGAATACGCAACTGTACTGGTTCCAGCACCTGTTGCAACCCACAGACTTCCATTCCATGCAACACTGTACCCAGTTGTAAAAGGTCCAACTACACCCATCCAAGTAATACCATCATATGAGTATGCGATGGTATTATTGTTGCCAGACCCAACCGCAACCCACATGGTTCCATTCCATGCAACATTTTCACACGTTGCATCAAATATCGCGCTGGTTGATTCCGTCCAATTTAAGCCATCGTATGAATATGCAAATGCACCAGCCGAAGCTTTTACTCCACAAATAATCCACATAGTTCCATTGCTTGTGACGTTGTTAAAACTAGTAAATGTCAATGGATTTCCTAAATCTGTCCAATCAATGCCGTTTGGCGAATATTTTATGGAAGTAGTTGATGACACATAAACCATACGATTAGTTGGAAATATAATTTGAGAACTAGATTTTACATTACATGCAACACCTCTACCCAAAGTAGAAAATATGCTCGTTCCTAAACCAATCCAATTAAGACCATTGTATGAATATCCGATACTATTACCTCCCTGTCCCATAGCAATCCACATTGTTCCATTCCACACAATCCCATAACCAATTCCTGTAAATAGGTCATCACCTACATCCGTCCAGATGATACCATCTCCTGAATAAGATATTGTATTGGAAACATCATTTCCAACAGCAACCCACATAATACCATTCCACGCAACTCCATGACCAGACGTAGAAAATGGACGATTCCCATCATTCCAAATAATACCATCGTATGAATATATAACACTGTCAGTACTACTTCCAACAGCAACCCACACAAGCCCATTCCATGCAACCCTTTCACCAGCTGTATTTAAATCAGTCGCTCTTACTGTCCAATTTATACCATCTGGCGAGGTAGCCAGTTGATTAGTGCTTTGACCAACAGCAACCCACAAACTTCCATTCCATGCAACACCATTGCCAGCAGCACTAAATATACTGACACCAGTCACACCAGTCCAATTTATTCCATCATATGAGTATGCAATAGTATTAGTCCCACTGGCGCCAACTGCAACCCACATGGTTCCATTCCATGCAATACCGTTGCCAATAGTAAACGGACCAGCAATACCAGTCCAATTAATGCCATCATATGAATATGCCATGCTGTTGGTTGCATCATTTCCAACCGCAATCCACATTGTTCCATTCCACGCAACATCAATACCTTCAGTGTCAAATATATTTATACCCAACCCAATCCAAGTAATGCCGTCATTAGAATATGCAAGAGTATTGGTACCTGAACCAACTGCAACCATGCGGTTAGGCACAGATGGACCAAATGTAAATATTTGTTCATGATTGACATAATAGTCTAATTTAGATACAATATCAGTATCAGATAAAGTCACAGGGGTTGAATATAATATGCTTCGTTTTGTGTTGGATACTTCGTTAAACAAAAATTGATTGGAATTATGTATTGGCGCTGATGCATCAGCGGATGCACCAATTAGTACACCATTTACCGTACTTTCAGCAGGCAAGTTAATTGACGTGCCATTACTAGTAATGCGAGCATTTCCAACTTTTACAATAGTTGCCGAAATTGTTGACGGCATTTTTCTATAATATAATATTATAAATAAAAACAAAATAAAAACAAAATAAAAACAAAATAAAAACAACATAAACACAACTCTACTAAATAAAACAATATAAAAAATGACTTGGATTGTTAGTTACGGATTTATTTTCCAGGGATATTTTTTCATTTGTAAAGAGAGCGGACACACGATGGGCGAAACCCCAATGATGGACCAGTACTACGCCAAAAAGTCCGCAGAAAAGTTGGCCTCGGAATACACACTAAAAGAAGTGAGGGAACGTCTGCAAAGCATTCTCGACGAGAGGTCGGGCACGCACAAAGATACAGTTTCGCATTATGGTCATAATGGTTATATCCACAACAACCCCACGTTTAACTTGGATAAGGACCCGTTGTTAGAAAAGAACAGAGAGGCAATAAAATCAATCATTGCTTTGGATTCGCCGTCGTCGCAAAAATGGATTCAAGACCATACTCAAGCACACATTGGAATCAACACATTTGACGACGTGTTTGCGCATTGCGATTATTTCAAGATACCCGAAAACAAAGACAGTCGATATTTGACGGAAAATCTAAACGACACATATAAACATACGCAAGAAACCCAAGCAAGTGTGTCGTGCATTGTTGATTTGGACAACCCTGTTGACCACGTAAAACATGTTGGAGGAAAGGCCGACAAACTGATTTATACATCTTTTGAATTGGATTATTTTTGTAATTCGGAATTTTTGCCGTTTTATGTGGGTGATGATAAGAAAGATGAATCTTACCCAAACATGATGCATCGCGGATCTGCGTATTATTTGCTGCGATTCAAGAACAAAAAATAAGAAATTCAAGTTAAAAACAACGTATTAACATGAATAATAATGGAAACTCCAGATAGAGTAACACAACTAAAAGAGGTACAGGCCGAAGCGCTCGCCTTGTTCAAAAAGAAGAATGCGGATTACGGCGATGCCTTTGCCAAGTATGGTGTTATAGGGGTGCTGATGCGCATCGAAGACAAGATTCAGCGGTCGCTATCCATTAGCAAAAATGGCGTGACGCTGGTCAACGACGAGCGCATCCAAGACACGTTGTTAGATTTGCATAATTACGCGGCCATGGCGCTCATGCTACTAAATGAATGTGACCAAAAGGACGATTAAATAATACAATAAAATATTTCGAATAATAATAATAATAACAATGAGTCAATTATGTTTGAAACCATAAGATAATTAATTATTTTTTCGCCCGCAGTTCCTGCATGACGTGTTTATAATGCTTTCGCGTCCTGGCCTTTTGTTTGGCTTTTGCGTCTCGAGTTTTTTTCGTGCGACTCATCTCGCGATGCATGCGTTTGCGAACCTTGAGCACACGTTGATAGTCCAGATCGGCCTTTTTGCGCGCTCGAATCCGAGCCTGGTCTTGCGCTTTTTTGGTCCGAACGATGGTTTGTCCCACTTTTTTATGCAAGCTTTGAAGATGTTGATGTTCTTTTTCTTCTTTTATTTGTTGCGAATGTTTCTTTAACATTTCCACGTCGTTGGCCATGCGCTGCTTTTGTTCCTGAAGGGTTTCCTTGAGCACGTCGTCTTGAAGATACCGCTCGTAGCGCGCTTCCTGTTGCAGCGCGTCGCGTTGCTTGGTAATGGTTTTTGCCCGTGTGTTTTTGTCCTTTAAGGTTTTGATGAAATGTTTCCGCATCTTTGCGACCGCCTTGTTTTTATTTTTCAGCAGGTTTTTTCGCGTATTGGTGAGCACCCCGAGCCGCGTTTTCAGATTTGCCTTTTCGCGTTTTTCAAACGCGGTGGCGGCTTTTTTTTCCGTGGCGACAAGGTGTTGCAGCGCTTTCTTATCTTTTTGTTCGGATACGCTTCGCAGCTCTTCTTTCAGGGCAAGCACGCGGTTTTTGTACGCGGCGATTTCCGCGGCCGCGTTTTCTTTCAGTCTCTGCACCTCGGAATCCAGGTCGGCCACGCGGTCGTCCATGGCCAGCATGGTGGGATGTGCCTTGATGTTTTTGATTAGATCCGAGTCGGTGGTGCTTTTTTTCCCGCATACGTATTTCAGGTTGAAAAAGGTGGTTTGTTTGTATTTTTTCATTTCTTCGGCGTTTATTGTCCCAGAAATTTTGTATTTTTCATTTACCGCGCGAATTTGCTCCTTGAGGTCGGCGAGTCGGGCTGTGATGTGGGCGCGGCGCTGCTTTAGCTCGTCCATGATGATTTCAATGTGTTCGTTTACCATTTTATGGCATCGGACCTTGTCGGCCGCGACCAGGTTGTCGGGGCATATTTTGCGCTTTAGGAAATCGAATTTCTTGCCTCTATCCATGTCACTCAAATCTCCCTCTAATTTCCGCTCATAGTCGCGCTGGTCTTTGATTAAATGCCGAACTTCGAGCGATGCTTGCTCCCCCGCATATTTTTTATCCAGCGACTGAATCATGGCGCCAACGTCTGCCGAAACCATGGGCGCGTGCACTGTTTGGATATGCGGCTGGGCGAACTGCCGCGCGTCTTGCTCTCGATTCAAGAAACTAATGTGTCCCGCCGCCCAATCCAAGTATTTTTTTTGCCCCGACTCGGTAAAGGTTCCGTCGTCGACGTCCAAATATTGGTCGGCAAAGGCGTCAAAGGTGACGGGCATTTGGTCGTCGGGGAGCTTGCACAGATTGAGCAGCCGAATTAGCTCCATAGGGTCGCTGGTGATGGGCGTGGCGGTCATGAGCAACAGCTTAATCGAGTCGCGGCCTGATACGAGGTAAGAGTTCATGAGCGCCTTGTGGAACGCGGGCATGTCGGGGCGCTCCAACGAAGACAGGTCGGTGCCGCCATATAACTTGTGGGCCTCGTCGATAATCAACAGGGTTTTGCGCAGGGGATCGGCCGCGCCGTTTTTCTTCACCAGGTCGTCGTACATGGAATTGCGTTTCATTACTAAATTGCTGAACTGCTTGTAGGACATGGGGCGGATACTCCAGGCTTTGGAAAGCATTTTCATGCGCCCTGGCTGGTCGTCGGGGGTCGCTTTGACGCGTTCCTTACGAAGACGCTCGTGGCAGACTTGGTCAAACATGTTTTTCCAAATGTCGTTTTTCAAAGTGGTGCGGGTGACCCAGAGGATGGTATAGCCAGAAGGCTCAAAGGCGGTGGTGGCGGCGGCAATGGCGGAGCAGGTTTTTCCCGTCCCGACCGAGTGCCACAGAAGCATGCCGCGAACTGGGTTTAGGGGGGTGAAATAGTGGCGGATGAAATCCTGCGTGGGGGTAAACGTGATTAAATCGGTTTTGCCACCTCCCTTTGCACTCGCACTTTTGTTAGTGTTGTTGCTTTTACCAGTACTTTTACCAGCATAACCACACATGTTTTCCATTTTAACGTCTTGCCAAGCATACTCGCTAAAGTGCGTGCGAACATAGTGGCGCAGTTCGTCAAACGACATGGTGTGCATGTCGGGAGCATACGGGTCGCGAAACGCGGAATACTCTGCGATGTTGCTCACTTTACTTTTGCTTTTGCTCGGACTCACATCATGACTGAAAGTAGGCACGTAGGTATTGCTCCTTTGACTTTGTTTCGATTTTGATGTGATGCTCGCCGTTTTTGCTCGTTTGACTCGCTGAACTCTTTTATTAACATATGGATCACACGCAAGTGTTTTGCGGTTGCGTCGTGTTCCATCCGCACATCGTCGTCGTTTGCATAATTGTGTTGTTTTGCTGCGGTGCTGCCCTTTTGGGCATTTGGGCAAACGCTCTTTGACGCTGTGGCTTCTGATTCTGGTTCTGGTTTTTATTTTTGATTGTGTGAGTGGTCGAGATTTAATAAATGCAGATTGGCTTAGTCCTCTACCATAAAGAGCTTTAGATCCACCTTTGCTCAGCGATTTAGAGGAAGAAGAATCAGAGCCCACAGAAAAATCGTGAATCTTTTTGTTAAGCTCGTAATCCACCGACCCATAAATAGATACCCGCTCCAAGTCGCTGGCAAACTCGAATTGGCGAAAATCAATCCCAACCGATTTCAGATACAGTTCGCTGGCAGTGGCCGACTCGTAAAAGGTCTGCCGATACTTTGGCCCAATGTTCAGGTCGTAGTTAAACACGTATAGAGGCCAGCCCTTGGTTGGATTGAACACCAGTCCTTTTTGCCCGCACGTGCGTGTTCCGCGTCCAATCACCTGCTTTTGGTCGGCGGCCGTGGTTTGCGGTTCAAAGATGTGGATGTATTTCACGTCAAAAAGGTCGATGCCTTCTTTGAACCCGCTGTCCATGATGATGAACCGCACGTCGCGGCCGTGAACGTTGTCGGGGCGTGCATTGTATTTTTGCAAGATGGCTTTTTTGGTAGCAACGGGAATCGGTCGGTCAAAGACGGCCACGGAAGACAACAGGTAAAAATTGTTAAACGCCGTCTTGTCCAGCTCGGCGTCGCTCAGCAGCTTTATTTTCTCGAATCCGCGTCCTTTGACGCGTTTGGCGCCATAGCCCATGTGATACCCGTCGGCAATAAAGGCCGCGGCAATCAGTTTCGCGCCGTACAACCCGCTCTTCAAATCGGAAAAGATGAAATGCTTGTAGTGCTGGCCGTCGCGGCGCATGTCGGCGGCATCGAGTTCTTTGATGTGCGACAAGAGTTTTGTCATTTTGGGGGACCGCAGTTTCATGTCGTGCAACAGTTTAGTTGGGTCAAAGTCGATGTTGTCGAATTTATACGCATTGGCGCCGACGCTCCAATTGGCGCGTTTTCGCACGCAGTCGCCGTTGTACTGGATTAATTGGTCGGCGTCTCGCATAATCATGTCTTCGAAATCCAAGATATTTTTTGAATTTATTTCATTCGACTCCATGCTTTGCTTCATCCAGCCTTTTGTTATAAACCATTATTATATTTCGCCGACGAAAAAAAAACAAAATGAGTTAAATACAATGTGCCAAATTTGAAACAAAGGTCGTGCAAATCAAAAACGACGATAACAATCTATCTCCAGCAGAATGGATGCATATTTTACTGCGGTTGTAGCAATTATGTTTAGGTTATTTCCTCTGGAGTTGCGCGATATGTTTGGTTTTCTATAAAGTCATTTTTGTGGTGTAAAATGCGAAAAGAAACGAATTGAAAACAACGTGTTATATCATACAATACGACATTATGAACTATAATAATTACAATAACAACAATACTTATAGTAAAATTCATTCGTTTCACTGGAGAAGTAAATCACTCTTGCCGCCGCAAACCACCAGCTATGCAGCCGCAACCGCCTTTTTTAGTCAAAATCAAAATCAAAATCAAAACCAAAATCAAAACCAAGGAAGTAACAGCGGAGTTTGCTCCAACTGCGGCAAATTCGGCCACTTGTCGTACCAGTGCAACCATCCCACGGTTAGTTACGGCACGATTGTGTATCGCGTCTGCCCCGAGACAAAGCAACGCGAATATTTAATGATTTGCCGCAAGGATAGTTTTGGGTACGTGGATTTTATTCGCGGCAAGTATTCGCTGGCAGACATGGACCATGTGTATCATATTTTCCGCGAAATGTCGTGCATTGAGCACGAGCGAATTAAAAACGCCGCCAATTTCAACGAGCTGTGGTGCAACATGTGGAACGTGAATTACACCAAGAATTCGCACAAGCACGAGGAGCGCATGTCAAAAAAGAAATACGAGATACTTAAAGGCGCCGACAATATAGATGCACCCAACGACGAAGAAACCGAAATAAGCAATCTAGACCGTATTTTGGCCCACTCGTCCAACTATAAATTTCCCGAGTGGGAGTTTCCCAAGGGGCGAAAAGAGTTTAACGAGACAGAAATTGACTGTGCGTTGCGAGAGTTTGAAGAGGAGACGGGCATTCCCAAGCAATCCATACAGCTAATAGATAACGTGTCGGGGTTTGACGAAAATTACGTGGGAACCAATTACGTGGCGTACAAGCACCGCTATTTTTTGGCCCGGATGGATTGTGACGTAAACTCAGACACAGATACTAAAAATAACAACAAGTCAACATCCTTAACCAATTTTCAGCAGACAGAGGTGAGTCGCCTGGAATGGAAAACGCTGGACCAATGCATGCAAGACATTCGCCCGTATCATTTGGAGAAGAAGCAATTATTGAAAAATATCGATGCGATGATTCAGCAGTATTTGATTATTTGATTATTTTGAAAAATAAAAATAAAAATGAAATAAATAAACCACGAATAATATACTAGTACAGTTCAGTATATTATTTTATAAATTAGCATGGCATCCACATCATCAATATATTCTATTATTTATAAAATCATTCCGCATATTTCCAAAAAACACGCTGCCCTCATCAAGGATTGCATTTTGGACGGCAACAAAAAAAAATACGCACTCGTTCTACTTTTAGAACGCATCGACTCGGTCATCAAACCATACCGCAAGTTTGAGCGGTCCGAGACGCGACAAAATTGGATTTGCGGGCAAATCATCAAGTATTTTGAAATCCAGCGGATCGCGATTCCTCGCAGCATCATTGATATTGGCGGCGGAAACGGCAACGTACTGAATGTTTTTGCGACGAAATACAATCTGCCGAAAGAGGACTGCATTTGCATCGAAAAATCAGCCGAATCGACCTTAGAACCCAGTTCCGATGCAACTACTACTATAAACAATGAATTCCAATATGATTTTTCGCATGCAGACCGAGTTCAATATGTCTTTTTAACAAACAAAAAAAAAGAAAAAGAACAAGAACAAGAGGACAAATCGGAACAAAAAATTAAACAAGTGGACGCCATCTTTTGCATGGTGTCGCTGCACCACATGACGGACCTGTACATATCCGACGTTATTTTGCCTCTGATTCAAACGAAATTAAAGCCTGGGGGGTATTTGCTCCTGAAGGAGCATAACGCGGCGACGGCGGAAACACGGATGCTCATTGAATGGGAGCATCATTTGTATTATTTGATGGAACGAGCTGGAAAACGAACGACGGACGAATTGCAGCATTACGCGACGACGTCGACGGCGAATTACAAGTCGCGGGAAACCTACCAGCAAATGATGGAGGAGCGCTGCGGCTGCGAGTGCATTCGAACCTTGAACAATGTGTTTGAAGCGGGGCAGTTGGACACCACCGCGAGTAAATTATACTGGCAGATATTTCGTAAATTGTGATTTTTTATTTTTTCTTATTTTTTCTTATTTTTCTTTTTTCCTTTTTTCTTTTCTTTTTTGTTAGGTGTAAAATCAAATAAAAAGAAAATGATATATAAATAAAGTTGCCATGCCTTGCCCAAAGGTCGTATTTATCGTGCCCTATCGGAATCGCCCGCAGCATAAATTCTTTTTTTTAAACTACATGACGCGAATCATCTTGCCCAACAATGCATTGTCCGAAGATGTGGAAATATATTTTTCCCACCAGCACGACCAGCGCACGTTTAACCGCGGGGCGATGAAAAACATTGGATTCTTGGCAGTGAAGCAGCGCTACCCCGAAGACTATAAAAATATCACGTTTGTGTTTAACGACGTGGATACCGTCCCGTTTTCGGATATTTTCGACTACGCCACGCGCCCAGGCACGGTCAAGCATTTTTACGGGTTCACGTACGCGCTCGGCGGCATGGTCGCCATTAACGGGGGGGATTTCGAGCGAATCAACGGATTTCCGAATTACTGGGGCTGGGGCATGGAGGACAAGGTGCTGCAGGAGCGGTGCCTCGCTGCGTCATTACACATTGACCGCGGGCAATTCTATCCGATTGGTTCGCCCGAGATTCTGCAGTTGTTTGACGGGGTGGAGCGGCTCATCAATCCGTCGGACATGGAACGGTCGAAAACGGACGCGCACTCGCAAAACGGGGTCGCGGCGATATCGATGCTCAATTTTAAGCTGGCGCAGGGAGACGCGAGCGCCAACGAGGCGGACCTCCAATATGTGATTAAAAGTAAAACGAAAAGCGAACAAAAACAAAACATTCCCGTGTTTTTCATCAATACCACGTTTTTTCTGACGGGAATTAATTTCGAGCGCGAAAAGGGGCGCATGATGCACTATGATTTAAGCGCGGAGGCGAATCAAATGACGAAAAATTACACGGTGGACCCGTCGCAGTTTGTGGGGTCGACGAAAACGTGGCAAAACATTCCCGCGTATCCCAGCACGCAGCAGCAGCAGCAGCTGGCGAACCGATTTGGAAAAGAGCGCGCCCAGCAAATCATTTCGCAAATGTACTACAAATCCAACCACCGCGGAAAACCGAGCAAATTATGAGCCCCAACAAAACAAAACAAAGGCTAAAAGCGGTTCCTCAAAGGCAGCACGACGGGTTCCACGTATCCTTGTCCAAACACGGTGCGGCCGCCAAGAGGAGTGGTGACGAGGTCGGATATGCGCATGCTCCGACTCTGCTGCGAGTTTCGGTAGCTGGATGTGTGGGAGTTTACTTTTTCCTGAAAGCACTCGCAGAAGTAGTCCGAGTCGCCGCCGCTTACCAAATTGGCCTGTAAACGATTGATTTCCTGGGTGTACCGATTCATGATTTGCCGCTGCCGTTGGCGATTGGTCGCGGACCCAGGGATGAAATTACCCGTTAAAGACATTTATGTTTCGTTTTTATTTTTTTACAGCTAAAATAAAAAATTGAAATAATATTTGGGATTTTATAAAATATCCAAGATTGACCAGCATCATGTCGACAAGTGTAACAAATACGTCTGTTGATTGGTTTTCGCCGTCCGCACTTAAAGCATGGCTTGCTCCTCCAAAATCTCTTACTTACCATGAAAGGTTGGAATATGACGCAGCAAATAAGATATATTTCAGCCAACACAATCGAATTCAAGCCATTTTAACAATAATGGAAAATGAAAACATAATTATTTGGTCTAAATAAAACAAAAAATAAAAAACAAAACAAGGTTGTTCATTTATTTATTTTTTACACACAACTACTAAATGCTATCTAAATGCTATCTAAATTGGGTGAGGCACGTACATGTTCATTTCATGTGGTGTATAAGATACTAGTGGCGGCGCATCGGGTGCGTATTTGCACAACACAAAATGCTCGCCTTCATCAGGGAGTGCTTCGTGCTCTCTCAGTCGCTTGCTCTTGATTGCTAGCGTTTCTTTCATGTCGGAACTAAACTTGGCGGAAAGAGCAATCAGTTTCTCGGGCCAATTCACAAGCCACATCTTGGGATACATGCGGGGAAGTTGTCCCGATTTCAACGGAATTATAGCTCCCCGTTGCAGCCGTTCCAAAATATCAGGAATCAACGGAACGGTCGAAGTGGTGACTCGATGAGCCGTGTAAATGCGTTTTAGCACAAACGGCAATTTGGTGGGATTCACACAATGCACGAGCGACTGATTAAACACGAGACAATGACCTGGCGGAATTTCTACTCGCACAGATTGCTCTCGAAACGCTTTTGCTTCATTTTTTTCAATCAAGTTAAACGTGCCGCCGTTTGACAAACGCTGGTGCGTCTGGGGCACACATACGAAATACTGGGACTGTTTTGTGTTGCAATTCACCCACCCGCCCAAAATGAGGTCATCCGCGTTTGCTAAAACGTTGTTTTTGGAAGGACTCGCTTCAGTCGGGGACAAGTCGCGGTGCCAGCTTTCGGTGGTCGGTGCTTGGCCTGCAGGGCGCTCGCATTGTCGGTCGGGAATAATTTCAATATTTTTTCCAGAATACAACGGATTGGTCTTTAGCTCGTTTCGCACAATGTCATAGACCGTCGTGCGGATTTTTCTGGCAAAAAGAGTGTGGAACGAAGATGCGTGTCCAAATGCCCCGAATCCGCCACCCACCTTTGGTCCATCCATGAGAATTTCGTTTGGGTTAATCTCGGGCTGCTCAAGCAGCGACTGGTTGAAGTCCGCTTCTAGCGATATTATATCGTTGGGAAAAGTTGTAATGGGAAAGACCCATACACCATTCGTGTCCAAAGATGTGGGAAAAGAATAAGGTGACGACATTGCGATTGATTGATTTGTGTTGTTGAATAAAAATCATTTTTATATTTCATCACGATTTATAAAAATAATGTAAGTCGAAAAACGAAAAACGAAAATCAAGAATTTACAAGTAAGCTGCATCGTGCAAGTTGTCCAAGGACGGGCCATAAGGCGCCTTGCTAAAATCGGTTTCTTCGCGCGCCGTCATTTTTTTCACCATTTCTTGCTCCAACGTGTACGGAAACTCGTGCATTTTCGGCACACCCGCCCACTTTTTGCCCTCTGTCGGATAGTACATTTCCATTGCTAAAGAACCAGTAGCCGCCATGGACCTGCGAACCAGCTCGTACGCCACGAACAAACCCAGGACGCCAAGCACCGGATTGGAATAAGCAAACAGGCACATGGCCGCGGTAGCAATGAGGATTTTTCCTAAAACCGTGTCAATGAGGGCGGCCAAGGCAACAGGGGGATTGGACCCCAGCACCAAATATACAACAAACAAGATGGTTAAAATAAATTGCGGAGATTTGTTCATGGTTTTCTTTTAACTTATCCTTTTTTTAATCCGATATTTTATTTATTTTTGTATTTGTTAGTTCAAGTAAAATAAAATAAAAAGGTAAAGAAGAAGAAGAATGCAGCAAAAACCCGCATCGGCACTGCAGCGAACCCAAGATATTAACGAACGATTGTACGCGCGCAACATTGCCTCGGAGCCGCTGCAGCCGTATTTAGAGGCGAGGGCGGTTTCCACCAAGTACGCAGTGCTGCCCGTGATTGATTTTCGCCGTCCTGTCTCTGTGCCGCTGCATCAAGACCCGATTTTTAACACCAAGACGGCTTTTAACCCTGGAACTGGCCAAGGGCCCTGGTCGGGGTTTGCCACCAACGTGAACGACGAGTCGGTGCTAAGAAACCAGATATACGCCAACCAGAAATGCGGGGCGGCGGAATACATTCCCAGCAGCAAGAGCGACTTGTACAAGGTGCACTGGACAAATTCACAGAATGCCAATGATAGCTCTAGAAAACAGCATGCAGACCATCCTTATTTGTTTGAAGAGGCCCAGTTTGCTCCACACAATCCCAACCCAGCGTTTGATAAAATCGGAGCGGCCTTGTTTCACAATTCCACCCGACACCAATTGAACGAATAAAAAATAAAAAATAAAAAATGATTTAGAATTACACTAAATACTACATCATTGAGTCTAAGAATAACATCATCATCATCATCATCATGCAACTTCGTTCTGGAAAAAAGATTGGGCAGCAAAGCAAGGCGTCAAAGTCAACGCCAGTACTTCACTCAAAAAGTATATTTGTGTCGCACATGGAGTATTTGCTAAAGTGTGTAAACGATAGTCCTAACATGTCGATGGAGAGAATTGGTCGTGTGACTAATCTAATGGAGTATGCAAATTTGGATGAAAATATCAAAATTGCGAAAACGACTTCCAGGTTTGTGTTGAGTATGATTGCCAAGTGCGACGAACTGCAACATGACCTACTGGAATTAATTGCAGATTGGCCACAGCTGGAAAAAACAGAAAAGAAAAAGGTCATGAACCTGCATGATGCGATGACCGCGACGAGAATCAAGTACCAAAACAATAGGTGGGGATTCTTGGAAAAAGATACAAATACCGTAAAATAAAAACAAACAACAGACGAACAATAAATATATAAACAAGTAGTTAGTTGATGGTTTCGTATTCATGTATTATTTGTTCTAAACGCGGGCAAAATTGCATTTCGTTTAGAATTCGGTGTTTTTCTTTGCGGATGTATTCAATGCGCTGTGACCACCAGTCTTCTTTTACCGCCTGCTGCATGATGGCGTACGATTTTTCGAAATCTTCCATGTCCAGTTGCACGTAGGCGCGATTGTCCAAATAATCGCCCACGTTGGGGCAGCCATAGTAAAAGCACAGGCACTCGCACAGAATCGGCTCCCATAATTTCTCCGTCACGTAATTCACCTCGTAATTATTTTCGCACATGAAGTAGTATTTAAATGGCACATATCCCTTGCTTTTTTCCGCCATGGGAAGCGCCACCCTGTACCCCTGAAAGGCCCCGAAATTGGTGGCGCTAAAAACAGCCAGGGGCACTACATGGTCCTCTGTTAAATTCGTCTCGTCGACCACACTTTCGCGCTGCTTGGTTTCCACGAAATGCAAAAAATCGATGCGGTGGACGTGGCCTGGGTCGTTGTACTTGGAGCTGCAGATGCACGCGACCGCGTCTTCTTTCGCAGATTCATCCAATATGCTTTGCGAAAGCTGGGAGTAAGTCAGTTCCAGTTGCCAAGAGGCGTTGTTGTATTCTTTGACCGCGTCCGCCGTTTTTCGTCCGATTACTTTTAAAAACCGCCGCTCGTCGGGCACGGCCCATGGTCCCCAGGTTTTCGCGCCCCATTTGCATTTCTCGTCGGCAACCCACGGCTCCATTTGAAACACAATCGTCTTTTCTGGGATGAAATACTGGTTGGCGTTTCGCGGCTTGTTGATAATCACGTAGTAGTCAATCACCCCGTCGTCGGTCCACACGAATTCGAGGTGGTTCCACGTATATTTGAGGCTATCTTTGCACATTGTCTTCCATTTGTCGCACAGGGTTTTCGGGTCGCACCAATCACACATCATCTTGATGCGCGTTTTTTGTTTAGATACCATTTTTTGTTCTTTTTTTATTGGGTTTGAATCCTCTAACAAACGCGCATAAGCCGCGGTTTTAATGTAGATGCCGTCGTTTCCCTGGAAATAGTTGGATTGGTGTAATTCGTCCACGTGACTTTTCAGGAATTTTAGCGTGTTAAAGGCGACGCACTCGGGCATTTGCAGCACTTCTTTCTTTAGTGCGGCAATCGGGATGAATTTTTGGCCCATGTCGTAATTCACCTGGTCCATTTTGGGCACAAACACGAAATCTGGGTCTTTTACCAAGGCGCGGTTCAGCTGAAAGGCGACTCCCGTGTTTTGAATATCGGTATCGATGGTCGCGCCGCCCTCGTTCCACACGCTAAAACACAGCTGCGGTCGGCACTCGTAGATATTCAGATCCTGCATTTTCTTGATGAAATAATCGATGCCGTGTTTTACGCCGTGTTTTTCAATGTGCTGCATGATTTTTCTTGCCCCCATCTTGTTGACGGAATACATGAACGTTCCGCCAATATATAGGTCCGAGCGATACGGGATATACGTGTGTTCTTGTGTTACAGAGGACTCGTTTGTGGCATCCGCCAAACCGTTGTAATCAGATAAACCGTTGTACACCTGTTTTAATTCTTGTCTTTTTTTATCAAACATGTGGTAGCCGAAAAAGAGCAAGTCGGTATTTTTCATGGTGAGTTGTGTTTGCGCCGAGCCCAAACATGCGGTACAATCGGTTGCCAAGGTAACGTCGTCTTCCATCACCAGGTAAAAATCATGGTCAGGGTCCTCCAGCAGCTGTTTCCAGAGGTTCATGTGGCTCAACGCGCACCCGATGACTCCCTTGCGATTCCCAAAGTCGTTTCCCTCAAACACGTCGATGATTTCATCCGTCACTTCCAGGGCAAGCCCGTCGACGGCTTTGACAAACTCGTACTGATCGGTGGGCATGTGTTGCCGCGCCAATTCTGCTTCCACCTTGGCCTTTCTGTCTTGGCGGCGATCTAAATTGACGATTTTAATGTATGGAGTTTTTTGGTGCATTGAACTAATCACTTTGCTTGTGGGTTCTGCTCCGCTCGTAGGCAGCTCGTGGATTTCCATGCGAATTTTATCGGAATCATCGGGATTCATTCTAGTTTCGTCCGCTACGTTATTTGTTGCAATGTTATTTGCGGCAATGGACGTGATTTGAATGTCGGGGTTAATCGCGGCCAGTCGCGCGTTGATGATTTCCATGCATTGCGCTTCGGACCGACTAGTGAAAAACTCGGCATCTTCTTTTTGAATCTGCTGTATCAGCGAATTAATCGTATGTTCCACGTCCGCGTTTTGCATCGATGTCTCCGCATCGACGGACACGTCCGCGTTTTGCATCGATGTCTCCGCATCGACGGACACGTCTTTATTTGACATCACCTGTTGTTTTACATGTTGTTGTCCGTTGAATTGCGTCGTGTTGTTTAATTGATAGGCGTTTGGAATATTGGCATTATGTTGGTCTTTGGTCAATCGTCCAGTGTGCAGATTGGTGAGTTTGTTGAAAAACCCGCTCTTGTATCCTGCAGCAAAGTATTTGTTGGCGTATTCGCGTTCGAAAAAGGTCACGTCGGTATCGAAATTCCCCAGCTGCAAAATAATCTCGGTGCGCATCATGGACGGGCGAAAACTGTAATGCGGCCAGTAATGGCAATTTATCTTGGGATTTTTCGAATCTTTCTCGTGGGAATGAATGCAGTAATCGTTTTTTTCCGTATCTTCAGACATTGAATCATCCTTTGGCAAATACACATGACTCGAAATGTTGTAGCCGTCTATGGTTTCGGCGTAGGAGCGGTTAAACAGCATCTGGTGCACGCCTTCTTGTTGCATGCACGGCAAGTTCAGTCCGCGAATCGCCTTTTCCACATAGCGGTCATGGTCAAAAAATAGAAAATCGTCTTCCATGTGAATCCAATAAATTGGTTTGTGTTTCGCCAGTTCCGCCCAAATGATATTCATGCTTTGCATGTGTCCCTTTTCCTCTTCTGTTTTCATGTAATAAGTCATCCACGGATACAATTTTTTCATGTTGACGCGATCGGTTTCGCTGGAATTATCGTCTACGCAAAACCAGCAGTCGATTTGGTCGGCGTCCAGCCACGTGTTTAAAATAGAATTAACTGTTTGGCTAAACAACCCGAATCGCTTGCACGTGGTAAATGTAATCATTACCTTTGGTCTATTTATTAATGATTCTTTTGGTTCTTTTGGTTCTTTTGGTTCTTTTGGTTTTTTTGTTTTTTTTGGTTCACAACTTTTATTGGGTTTATTGGGTTTGTATGCTTTGTATTTGGTGAGCATCTTTTTATTTTTTTCCAGCAAAACATTGAAAATGGTGCATTCGTTGGGCGAAATATCCTGGCGTTCTGCGCCGCATTTCTTGGCTAGTATTTGAACGATTCCGCGAAATAGATTTGCGCTTTCTTTTTCGTCGGGGTCATTTTTGATGCAGTCTTGGTAAAAAATCATATTGTTGAGCGTTGCGTCCATTTTGTGGCGGGGCAGCTTCTGTGCGCCCACAATCTTTTTAATGCTGCCGTAGCCGCTGGCGAAATTCTTGGTATAAAAGCACGAAATGACATTGACATAGTCCATGACTTCGTGGTATAGCGAGTCGAGCACGAATAATTTATTTGTTAGGTCGAGTTTATGATAATTTTGCTGAATGCGACTGTAAATTATGTCCACCATGTAGTGCATGTCTTTTTGGTGGAAAAACTCCATGAGCATGATGAGTCCGTCGAATCGGCAGTCGTCGATGTCGGCGGTTCGGGTCAGGTATTTGACGGTATTCTCGAAATCTTGTTTGTGGTTGCTGAAAATCTGTCCCGCCATCATAGCGGCGTAGTATTTCTCCGATTGCCAATTTTTTCGGGACAGTACATCGATGTAGCACTCTAACGCCTTGTCGGGATTGCCCGCGTCGCGGTAACTCTGGGCCAGGTAAAAGGCGTAGCGGTCGCACAGGGCCTTGTCGGGCTCGATGGCCATTTCTCGCTCCAACACTTCTGCGTCCTTGGCGTATTTCAGGTGCTGGGGCATTTGACTGCGGGCGCCCAGTCTGCCCGATTCCACATAGTAGTCGCCTTGAATGGTGACGTGGCCTCGCTGCGGTGGAGTCGCCTCGGTCAAATACTCGTGCAGCACGCCCACGTATTTCCATTTTTTTCGGTTGTTGATGAGCAGGGGGCGCTCGTAGGAAAACCCTTGGCCAAATTTAAACATGTACGAGTCGGACGTTAAAACGGCGGGGAAAACAAAATTGCCGTGGATGGAGTCGTCGGCGTCGAAAATAAAGAGATAGTCGGTTTTTCCAAAGGCGCAGTCCAGGGCCTCGCTGCGACTTTTACCGAACCCCTTCAACTCGTTCTTGTGCATTTCGCCCTGGATGTTTTTGGCCTGGAAGAAACGTTCAATGACGCCGCAGGTATCGTCGGTCGAACCCGTGTCGCAAATTACCCAGTAGGTTAGCGGAATATGGTCGAGCAGATTCTGGAGCGTGCGTTCAATGATATGGGCCTCGTCCTTGACAATCATGTTTAAACAAATGGTTTGCTGATTTTTTGCCATGATGTAGTCTAACAAACCAATTATTACTAAATATCAGGATTATTTTATGTGATTTTTAACGCGAAAAACAAAAAGCCATAAATAAAACAAAAAAGCGGGACAATATAAAAATGATTAATATTTTGTTAGGTGTATCAACTATCTATCCATTCATAATTTATTCATCATTCTTTTACAAAACCATGACGGAACTATCTAGCAAAAACTCGTGCGACAATGTTCGCCTGAACAAGCACGGAACCAAGTCCAAGTGGTTTCGAACCAAGAGCAAGGATCGCAAGGACCGCGAATACCAAAAAAAGGTTTCGTTGCGTCAAATCAAGACAAACTTGACTGCGGAGCAGTGCGACGCGGCAGACGCATTGGTGAAATATATGACATTGCAACTCCAAGAAGAAGAAAACGACCGATTGTATTTCTGCATGCTGTTGGATATGTTGGAATAATAATAAAATCAAGCAAAAATGGTAAAATAAAAATAAAAACTGTATATAGTATAAATGAAGTACGATACTTTTTTATTTGCCATTGTTGCTATTTTATGTGTTTTGTTAGCAGCCTCGTATTTAGGTGCATTTAGGTTTATAAAAGAAGGTTTTTCCCAAAAAGCAACCGCGGATAAAACCAAAACCACGACCATTTATACTGCCCCCAATGGTGCCACAGCGACCGTAAAGCACGGGACCATTACCGTGACGAATCCCGACGGAAGCACCAGTATTTACACGGCTGCTAGTAAAGGAACTGCGAATAAAGGTGCTAAAGGGACGATTTACTACGGTCCGAATGGCGGCACTGCAACCGTCGTCGAAGGAACAAATGACAATAACGCGATTTCCATTGTCGGTCCCGACGGAGGTCAAGCCGTTATTTTTTCTGGCAGTGATGGTAACACAGCAACGGCCAGTACCGACATTGACACAACTACGACAAACACTAGCAACAACAATAACAACGGACCCAATACATACGACAATTACAATCATTTCACAGGCAGTTCCATGCCCACGGTCTTTTACGGCCCCGAGGGCGCGACGGCGCGCGTCATTGACACCAACGGCGACCAGACGCTGGTGGTTACCACGAAAAACGGCACCACCGAAATCTACACCATGAATTCCGATAACAATAATAACGATAGTTCCGTCACCACGTATATAGGCACGGATGGCCGCAAGGCCGTGGTGGCCACGGACGAGAACGGCAAGTACGCCGT